TATGAGTTGTGCATTCATCTTGGAAACCGTATCAAAATAAAGATTTCTATTGGCCACGACTCTTTCTCTTTGTTCGGGAGGAAGATGTGGCTCTGAAAGAAGTTTATCACATGCTGCCAATCCCATGTGGAATTTTCCTACATATGCAGCAGTTGCCGCAATCTCATCAAGTATTCCCCAAAGATAATTTCCTTTGTCAACGAACAAAATATTGTCTGTTGGAATTGGTATTGAAAGAGCATGTGATGCCATTATGAATGCGCTTCTAGGTCTATTGTGCTTTCTGTAAATACAGGACATTTGCCAAAATGGCTCAGCTCTTGTTGGAAGAGTCTCATATGCCATGGTAAAGGCATCAATTACTTCAACGAGTGGTTTTCCGATCATTTCCCTGCTTATTCCCACTCTCATCCAAGAATAAAATACTTCTTCAGCCCACCCACCCATTTCTATTCTCTTTAGATATTCAGTTTCTGCAATGTCAAACATATGTGCATCAAAAGCTGATTGAGCAAGATAAAATTGATTTCTTACATTTGAGGGATTTTCTTCAACATATTTCTTGAGAAAATAATAATCTTTTTTGTACTTTTCCCTGTCATCTCCATTTGATTCCCTTGAACGACAACCCTCCGTTCTTACTTCCCACGAATAATCTCCTTCAAGTTTATGTACATCCATGGGTTGTTCGCAAATAGCATATTCATGCAATGGCTCTTCGTACCACCAAAGTTTTTTTGCAAGATTAAATACCTGTGCTCGATACCATTCAAATGGTCCTCTTACAATTTTTACCACATAACCATCATGATTGTCATTCAATTTGTCATATGGAAAGTTTCCTGAAATAAAATCATCTGCGTCGATCATCAACGCCCATTTTGTTTTTCCATGGCAAGCCTTCAGTGCCAAAGATCTATTATGACCAAAATGCTTCCATTCATGATCAAGGATCTCTCCTGGAATTCCTTTTGAGTCAAAGAAATTTTTTATAATTTCCTTTGTGTTGTCTGTGGATCCAGTATCACAGATAACATAATAATCAATGTATTTTGCGACTGATTCAAGGCATCTTTGAATGTTTGGTGCCTCGTTTTTTACGATCATGCTTAGTGTTAAATTGTACATGGTTTATCTCACGAATTAAAAAATTTGCGGAGCGTTCCTGGATTAAATTTTGGAATTAACTCCCATTCATCTTTTTCTGTAAATTTTATTATTTTTATGCCGTTTATTGGCATTTCATTTTCTGTTTTGTTCTCATCCACTACTTCTAATAATTCCCACTCTTCCAATAAATTTATTATTGTATTTCTTCTTTTAAGATCTTCTTCCGATACGTTTGAAGGTAGACCATCTAAAGCAAACAATTCCTTGAAATGTGCTATGATATATACATCGTTTTTATGTATCAAGTGGCAAGATTGGTACAGTGTTTTTTTATTTTTTGGTGATACACCTATTCTTGATAGGGTTTCCCTTACGACCATAAAGTCTTCAGGATCCATCAATTTTATATGAACGCCAATATTGTTAAAAATTTTATCCGATGTAACTGACATACTGCCTCAAACTTTACTATTATTTCCACCTTCATAAAGGAAGAGTTTTATCTCCTCAATGTCACTGGGTCCGAGTATATTTAGCACTTCTTTTGCCTTGGCATCTGTATAATTAAAAGCTTTTTTAATGGCTTCTATGTCATGTTCTTCGTTTTTCTTTATCCAGCTGCTGAATCTCTTCTTTTTTCTGATAGAAAGGCGATGAAAATCAAACTGCATTTTTTTATCGAGTTCCCAATTGCAGTTCATTTCATTTGAATGAAATATTGTGTCAGGAAAAAAAGAAAGGCTCCTATTCACCATGTAAGGCAAATAGTGTTTTTCTTCCTTTTCATCACCATCCAAAAGAGGTTTTTTATTGTAATTTATACTGTTTATGAAATCAAATAATTCCATTATTCAAACTCACAGTCCATCATAAGTTGTACCACCATTGCCATGGTATTAATTTCCTGGTCTGCTGCAAATGCTGCTTTGTATTGATATTCTGCAATGATCAATATTGCCTGTGGGATGGAATTTTGCTTCAATGAAACATATAGTTCATTATAAAGCTTTTTAAAGAATTCAGCAGTATTTAGATCAATGTTTTGAATAATCCATTTTCTGCAGCCTCCAAAATCTTTCGCTTTCATAAATCCCAAAAGTTCTTTAAACGATTCTGTGCTGTTCTGTACCAGTATTCCGACATCAATTTTTCCAGTAGAAGAATACTTTTGAAGTTCATTGACAATTCTTCTGATATCAGGAAAATGCTTTTTAACCAAATTTGCAAGAACTTGTTTTTCATATGGTACTTTTTCCAATGTCAGAATTTGCTCAATTCTTGCAAGAATTGAAGTTGCAATCTGTGGTTTTTCCTGATTTGGAATGCTAAAATCAATTCCAGTACATCTTGAATGCAAAGGATCTATGACCCTGTTCTTGTAGTTGCATGTAATGATAAACCTGCAGTTGTCTGCAAATTCTTCTATTGCACCGCGTAGACCGCTCTGCACATTCTTTGTGGCATAATCAAACTCATCTAGAATGATTACCTTTCCCTTTCCACTAAGCGATGTTGTCGATGCGTATTGCCTTATCTTTACTCTTAGAGTATCCATTCCGTTTTCTTCGGAACAATTTACAAGCATGCAATCTAATCCGATGTCACCTGCAATGGCTTTTGCAACAGAAGTCTTTCCACTTCCCGCCTTGCCGTAAAACATCATGTTTGGTATCTTACCTTCCTTCACCATTCCATTAAAGATGGTTGATAGGTCAATTGGAAGAATGCAATCGGATATCGTCTTTGGGCGGTATTTTTCCACCCAAATCAAATTATTAATATTTGACACTTTAAGCCTTGTTGATGGCGATATAATATACTAGATTTCCAGAATCGTGTGTAAATTTAGAAATAACAGTTTTGCTCAATTCGACTTTATAAGATCCTGGGCAAAACTTTATGTCTGAAATATTGAGATATCCACTGTAATCTGGACCATCATAGTTTTCATCAATCGTTATGGAAAAACTGTTTGATGTATCATTCTTTGGATCATCAACAATTACTTTAAGCATACCATTATTGCCGATAATCTTTAGATTGGATACATGGAGAATGCTTGCTGCCTTGATCATTTCATCAATGTCATCCTCATTTAGGTTGAATGATGCAAAGATTGGAGGCATGGAGATTTCCTTCTTTGGATATGTAAGCAAAGATTGGGATGAATAAAAATATCTAACTGAAGATTTTCCATTAGATATGTCAACATGTTTTTCACCAAATTCCAAGTCTGGATTGGCAAACATGCTGACTACTCCCAAAAATTGGTTTAGATCCCAAATAGGAACAACAGTATCAAATTCTTCTTCTATCTTTGCTTCTGCCAGTATGTTTCCTCCGCTCGACATTGTTCGGAGAATATTTCCTGGATTGATCAATATGTTTGAATTAATAGAAGCAAAGTTTTTGAGAATTGATAGCGTTTCTCTTGAAAGTCTCATTTTTGTCACAGTAGTCATGTAGATCCTTATGTAGATTATTCAAAGTCTTTTTTGTACATTGCATCATTCAGTTGCTGCTTTTGACCGTGCCTATTGCCTCTTTTGCTTCTTTTCTGTTGCTTTTTGCTGAGGCCCGAAGGCTTGTTCTTGCGGCGATTGGTAAACTTTTCAAAGCTGTCTTCATTCATGTCTGTATTATATCCTCAGTTTTGGTAAAATCAAAATTCAATCCACTGATATCCATCGGTATCTTTGTAGTATACATACTGTCTGCCAGAGGTGGATACCCATGTTTGGTTTTCTATTGGTTTTATTGGTGGCTGGTCACTAGTAAAAATATTTGACACTCCTGTCACGTTCCAGCTTTCCGGTGATTGCGTTGGACTCATTGTTGTTGTATTGATACAAGAATAAATTTTTCCTTGATAGAGTACATCGTCACCTTTAGAATATACCAATGGAGCCCCGAGTGAGTCAATAGGCTTGTAATTTCCTCTGAACATTTACAAATATTTATACTTGAACTTTTATCTTGGAAAAATTGTTCTTCTTTTCAAACGCCATATGTTGATCAAATTTATCAGTCAGCGAATCTGCTTTATGACTTATAATAAATATTGAGCATTTATTTTTCATCTTGTTAAGTAATTTTAAGAAAGATTCTGTTCCTGTTGCATCCAAAGAAGAATCAAGTATTTCATCAAAGATCAAAAGGTTACAATTAAGACTATTCTTCATCTTGGCTATTTCGCGCCAAGTCAGCAATATGGCCAGATCGATACGCTGTTTTTCTCCCTCAGAGAAACTGGAATATGAAAATGCATCTCGATATCTTGACTTGATTGTTTCCTTGAACTCCTCATCGATGGTAAAGTCAACGTAGAGATTAAGTTTTCCGAGGAACTTGTTAACGAGTCCATTGATGATGGGAACATAATGCTTGATAATTCGGCTCTTAAGGCCACCATCCTTGAGGATATCGTAGACAACATCGTGGTGAATTTGTTCATTTATTAGATCTTGCAGTTTGTTAGATATTTCTAGTTTTTTGGATTCAGATTCTTCAAGACTGATTTGGAAGGATGCAATGTTGCTGCTGGTCTCTTTTTCTTTTTTTTCTTTTTCCAAAACTTTTATGTTTGAATCCGCATTTCCAATTCTATAGCTCAAGCCTGAAATATTGCTATAAAGAACGCTCTCTTCGTTTTTTTGCTTTTCAAGAAGTTCCTGTGCACCCTTTAGCTCTTCGTTTTTGCTATTTGCTGTTACCAGAGCCTTTCTGCATTCCAGTAACTTGGCTTCTTTTTCCTTTATGTGTTTTTCCTTTTGATCCTTTGGAAGATCTTGCCCACAGCATTTGCATGTGGCAGTGGAACGAAGTGACTGTATTTCATCCTTCAGAGTAGACTCAAGAGTCTCTGTCTTGACTAACATTGCAGGAACATCCCTGAGAGAATGTATATGATCTTTGTTTTTCTTTATTTCAGTCTTGAGTTTATTGAAATTTTTTAAAATGTTTATCTTTTCAGAAGATGCCAGTGCCATACCATCCTCATATGATTTTATCTTGTCATTAATTGCTTTAATGTCATCTTCATTGTGATTTTTTATTTGTTCTATAAATTCTTTCTGGGATTTTATCTTTTCGTGGACTATCTTTAAAAGTGAATCTTGCTCCAAAATACTTACTTTAAACGATCCAAGTTGACCTTTGACATAAACATTCATGTCAGCCAATATATCCAACTCAAGCAGCCCCTCAATGATTTTACGGCGTTCTGCAGGGGTCAATTGCATGAAGGGAATAAAGTTCGACTTGCCAAGAATGACAACTTGCTTAAAAGCAGAAAAATCAAATCCAAGAACATGTTCCTCAAGATATCCTTGATAATCCTTTGACTTGGAATTTTGATCCAATAACTCGCCATCTTTATAAATTTCAAAAAGTTTTGGAGCCAATCCCCTTCGAATCATGTAATGAGAATTTGATTTATTAAATTCAATTTCAACCACACATCCTTTTGCATTTACGCTATTGACAAGCTGGGGGATATTGATTGGCCGGAAAGGCTTGCCAAATAGTCCAAAACAGATCGAGTCAAGAAGAGCGAAGGATTTCCCGTTTCCATTCGTCCCCGTCACCAAAGTTGTTTTACGGCTATTTAAATCAATTTCTGTAAAATTGTTTCCAAACGATCCAAAATTTTTAAATCTAACTTTTAAAAATTCAATCACTCTTCATCCTTTGACAATGCCGCATTGTATGCTTCGTTTATTATCTTTGCAAGATTTACTTTATTTATTGATTTGTCGTTTATTGTCTCTATTTCCTCGTGAAGAAGCTGCAAAGTATCTTTGTGAATATCTACTGCGACCAGCTCTGGATTGGTGATGACTTCCTCTTCTATTGCCAATTCTGCCACGCCTGCTTCATAGAATTTGTCAATGTACTTTTCAAAAGCTGCGCTCTTAGTACGGTTTTTAATACGAATCTTGACATAACAATCTTTGAGCGTTTTATAATCGATTTTTTGCGGTTTATCTTCATTATAATCAAACGTGTGGAAAAGCTTTTTTGTATTTTCAACAAACGATAAAGAACGATTCTTGAAGTCAAATACGTGGAATCCTTTTGTCTCATCAACATCAGAAAAAGCCATTTGGTATTGCGTTCCAAGATAATGGATATTGTCACGGCTAGACTTAAGATGATAATGGCCAGTAAGAACATATTCAAATTTATTAAAATGTTTTGCATCATGTCCTTGCTCCACAAATACTCCCCTTAAACTCTGAAAGCCAAAAAGTTCAAGATGTCCAAACAATATCTGTGCTTTTGTTTCTTCCAAAAATTTTACAACTTCGGATTCATTTTCATTGTTTATCCAAGGAACAAGTGCTAGGTTGGCGTGTTCAAGTTTTAGTTCCCTTGGCTCAGAATGAATATTCCAATTAAAATAATGTTCAACAAGTTCAGACAATGAATTTACGTTATTTGTATTTCTGTAATAAGTATCATGGTTTCCACATATTATGTGGCAACGGATTCCCATTTCATAAAGCGGGTCAAGAAATCTTTTTCTAACTTGATTAAGTGTTTTAAAGTTTATGTATTTTCTTCTGTCAAAAAGATCGCCAAGATGAAATAATGTTTTTATCTTATTTTCTTGCATGTAAGGAAAAAGCTGTTCTTCAAAAAAAGACAGAAAATAATCAAGGACTATTGGGGAATCAGCTTTGTAACCAAAATGGCTGTCGTTTAGGATTATTGCTTTCATATGTCAAAAATGTTTTTCTTTGTCTTTCTCTTCTTTCTTTTCTTTTTCTTGGGACTGCACATTTCGTCAAAGCGTTCCATGTCGGAATCAGTGAGACCAAAGAAATCCTTTCTTCCGATGTCAACACCGGCATAGGTTTCATTGAACCAATTGTGAAAGTCCTTGTTGTTCTGCTGCTCTGCAAATTTAAATTGCGTGTACTTTTCTTTCTTTTCCTTGTTTATTATACGAACAAAAGAAAACCAGCATATTTGGGTTAGGTAACCAAACGGGCTGGTGGACTTCTTTGGGTCAAAGTTGTCGATATAGGTTATGCAATTTAATACTGCATCTGAAACCATTTCTTCTCTATATGGGTAGTTTGCAAAATTTGGTCTATAAGATAATCTTGTTGCTATCTTTAAAATGCATTCGCCCAAGTAATCAGTAAGTTTTGGCTTTTTTTTGCCTGAGTTTTCTGCATCCTTGCACTTTTTTCTGTATTCCACCAAAGCATCGTACAGTGCTTGATTATCTACATAATCTGCGTCCGATGTTTTTGATTTCTTTTTTTTTGGCTTTTTCACATTATTATTATACATTAAACGTCAACTAAATCAACATTTGTTTTTTTAAGTTTTTCAACCCAATAGTCAACCATCTCATCCATCATCTCACTAAATGTAATTTTTGGCTTCCATCCGAGAACAGTCTTTGCTTTGGTAGCATCTCCACGAAGATAGTGGAGTTCTTCCGGTCTGTAATACTTTTCAGCCGTCTGCAGATAGGTATCAACGTTTAAATCCAATCTATTAAATACGTGGTCCACCATTTCCTTTACGGATCTGGTTTCCCCGGTGGCCAAAACAAAACTGTCTGGCTTGGGTTGCTGTAGCATTAGCCACATGCCTTCAATATAGTCCTTAGCATGGCCCCAGTCACGCTTTGCATGAAGGTTTCCCAAAACTAGCTTGTCGGCAAAGCCCAATTTAATCTTTGCTGCCTGCAACGCAACCTTGTTTGTTACAAAGTTAATGCCCCGGCGAGGCGATTCATGGTTAAACAATATTCCTGAACAAACAAACATGCCATATGATTCTGCATAATTTCTGCACAGTGTGTGCGCATAAAGCTTAGCGCAGCCATATGGGCTGACAGGAATCATTGTCGTTGTTTCGCGCTGGAATCCATCCTCGTCAGATGAGTTTCCAAACATTTCGGATGTGGCTGCGTGATAGACCTTGGAATGTGGTGAAAAACGTCTGACGGCTTCCAATACAGCGAGAGTACCCCCACCATTTACATTTAGAGTGTATTGCGGAAGTTCAAACGAAATCTGCACGTGAGATTGTGCTGCCAAATGATAAATTTCATTTGGTTGCAATCTTTGAATTACAGATTCAATGCTAATTGGATCTGTTAAATCTGCATAGTGTAAATTAATTAAATTTTTATCGTGAAGGTGTTGAATTCTAGTTGTTTGTGATTCTGGTACGGAGTTTCTACGAATTGTACCGTGAACCTCGTAATTTTTATCTAACAAAAACTCTGCAAGATATGAAGCGTCTTGACCATTTGCGCCAATAATTAAAGCTGTTTTTTTCATGATAAATATCCTTATCAATTAATCAAGTTAAATGTTTTTTCAATTCCCTTTTCAAGACCAATGTATTTTAATGGCAATTTAGTGTTAGGTCCACAATAAAATTCTAAAATATTGGGATCTTTCAAATTTATGTTTACTTTGTGTTTTTCACTGTTATTAATAATATTTGAAATTTCAACCAAACTTTTTTTTTCTTCGTAGTTACAATTTATTTCTTTTGGGGGATTTTTTTCTGATAAGTAATAATCAACAAGAGTAATCAAATCTTCCATGTAAAAAAAATCCATTATTTTATTGCAATGGACCTCAATGGCTTTTTTTCTTTTATAGCGAATAATATTTGATTTTATAAACCTTGTATCCAATTCGTTTTCACTAAAAACTGCAAATATGCGAAGATTGTAGAAGTTATCCGTGGTTCTAATTGAATCTGCTATAATTTTTTTACTCATACCATATGGAGTTTCAGCAGCAAACTTCTCAGCTCCCGATCCAAAAGATATGAGACGATGAAACCTGTCTTTATTTGCTACGAGATTGTAGTACATCCTTAAGTTTGAATCAACTATGGAAGAATCGTCCTGATTTAATCGGCTACCACCAACAATCGCAGTATGGATGACAGCATCAAATGATTTGTCTTGAAACCATGCATTGGTTTGCTTTGAATCGGACAAATTAAAATCCGCTCTTGTCACCTTTGTGGTGCAGTGCTTATCTGCTAATGCAGAGTAGAGACTTCTTGCAATATAGCCATTACCTCCTGTAATGAGTACTCTCATTTAGCCACCTCTATCCTATTATCGTTTGATCTCTGTTGGATTGGCGGTGATTGGTGTTACGCAATGATTGGGAGTTGCGTTGTTCTCCACCCTATCCTGTTCATACTTCCACTTGTCATCTCCAAGCAACTTCTCAAGTTCCTCTTCCTTGATTTCATAAAAGTTCTCGGGACCAGGAAACGCGCCAGATCTGACTTCTTCTGTGTACTGTGTCAGAGCATCTTGAATGATCTTTCCTGCCTCGCAGTATCGCTTGACAAACTTGGACTTGAATTCCCAGAACAACCCCGTCAGATCGTGGAAGATGACCAACTGACCATCGACTTCGTTTCCGCCACCAATGCCGTACACAGGAATCTTCAGTTCTCGGGCAATGAGTCCCGCCGGTTCCTTTGGCATTGCCTCTAGAAGTAGCGCAGAGCATCCAGCCTCTTGCAGTTTGAGTGCCTGCTTGAGAATGACTTCTGCTTGATCGGCAGTCTTGCCTTGAACCTTGTAACCTCCCAACTTCGCCCGCGTGTGCGGGGTCAGACCCAAATGGCTCATTACCATGATGCCCGAATCAACAATTGCCTTGACGCGATCAATCATCGCTCCCTCTACCTTAACCATGTCACAACCAGCAACGATAAATCGTCCTGCGTTTTCTACGGCTACTTGGTTTGAGGGCTGATAGGACATATAGGGCATATCTCCAATGAGGAATGCATTCTGGTTGCCCTTACTTACTGCCTCGCAACTGCGAATCATGTCATCCATAGTCACAGGAATGGTTGTCTTGTAACCAAGCGTAGTCATTCCTAGGGAGTCTCCGATCAGGATGCAATCTACTCCTGCGCGATCTGCGAGAATTGCTTGTGGATAATCATAGGCAGTAACTAGTACTGTCTTTACTCCCTTTGCCTTGTTGGTGGTTAAAGTCAGAATTGTCTTCTTTGTCTTGCTGTCTGCTGCCATAACTAATCTCCTTATAGGGGGTTTACTATCATTTCTTTCTTAAATTCCTTGTCATCAAGGAAGGGGAACATATTTTCTAGCGGTTGAGATACCAGTTTACCATCGGTTCCTATTTTTGCAGAGGATGACGGTGCCATGTCTTGCTTGAACGGACACATTACTTCAACGAGAGCGCATCCATCAGTATTCAGTACTTCTGTCAGTTTGTGATCAAGATCTTCCGTTGACCTTAACTTATAATAGGGGATGCCATATGCGTATGCAATTTTTTGAATTTCTGGAAACGAAAGCCCCGATGCTGTATCTGTTCCATAGTAGCGACTTTCAAAAAACTTGTCCATCGTGTTGCGAATAGAGAGATATCCACCATTGTTCAGCACAAAGATTTTGATTGGTAGTTTCGAACCAACCACAGTTTGCAGTTCCTGAATGTTCATTTGAAACGAGCCATCTCCCGTTATCGCAACAATGTTCTTTCTGCCTGACGCTAATGCTGTACCGATTGCAGCAGGTATAGAGAACCCCATGTCTGCCTGTGCGCCCGAAGTTATGTATCGCTGTTGATTGGTTATCTTCAACGCTTGCGAGGTTGCGTAGTATGCAGATCCTGCATCGCTGACAACAGCTGCATCTGCTTTGTTTTTTTCTGAGAGTTTCTGCATGAAGTAGTAGATATTGATGCCATTGGTAGTGTCTTTGTATTCTTCAAGAAATACAGGCCACTTCTCTCTCCAAGATATACACTTATCTACCCACCATTGATCTGCTCTGTAGTTTACACTATCGACCTGACGCAGGAACTCCTTCACATCGGTATTGATTTCTGCATCGACCTTAACTGTATTCTTCTTGTGTTCGTGCTTGTCAATATCCACAACAAGGACCTTTGCCTCTCTTGCAAAGGTATCGTAGCGGAATCCTGTAACAGATACACTCAAACTGCTTCCTATAGAAATGACTAGATCGCTGTTTTGGACAGCAAAGTTTCCTGCACGATCTCCTTTGGTTCCAAGTCTTCCGACATACAAAGGATGATCAGATGGCAGAAAATCTATTGCAAGATAGGTGAAAGCAACAGGCAAGCTGTGCTTCTCAATGAAACGAACAAACTCCTTTTTTGCTCCCGATAGATGGATACCATACCCTGCAATAACAATAGGACGCTTTGATTCCTTTAGATACTGTTCAAACATGGAAAAGTCAACAGCCTCTTGGATTTCCTCTTCCAAAAAGTGAACAAGGTCTTCCTCATTGATAAAACTTCCCTGTACATCCATAGGAATATCTATCCAAACCGGTCCAGGTCTACCCGATTCGCAAATATGAAATGCTTTTTCAAGGTGATAGGCAATTGTGTTTGGGTCTGTAACCATCACGGCATACTTGGTAATTGGCTTAACAATATCTACAATGTTAGCCTCTTGAACTCCAAACTTTCTCAAGGGTACGCGAAATCCGTGAGTTGTCTCCCTCCTGTTTACATTTCCAGAAATGAAAACAACCTTGTTGCTGTCTTGCCATGCATCCAACAATCCTGTTATGGTATTGGTGCCACCGCAGCCAGTTGTCGGCATGACAACCGCTATCTCGTTATTGAACTTAGAATACCCAACAGCAGCCATAGCACAAGCCTGTTCGTGGTGATTGAACACACCTTTTATGGACTTGCTCTTTGCCATTCCATCATTTAAAAACATTGCTCCACCGCCAGCAACCATAAAGACATGGCGAATGCCTTTTGTCTCAAGGAACTGCGCGATGTAGTCAGCAACCTTTACCATATGAACCTGTCTTTGTAGTAATCTACAATCTTTGTGAGTTCTCCATCAAACTGCTTAACGGGAGACCAACCGAGAGACCGCAGTTTGTCGTCATTGAGAGCGTATCTTACATCCTGTCCTGGTCTGTTGCAAGAGAAATCAACATACTTTTCCAAACTATTCTCATCCAAATTTTTAGCGGAGAGAATCTTCTTTACGGTGTCGATGTTGTTCTGCTCAAACCCACCACAGATGTTGTAGACCTCGTTCTGCACACCGCTGTCGATGATTTTGATGATTGCGTTCGCTGTGTCTTCTGCGTGTAGCCAATTTCTGATCGGTGTTCCCTTGTTGTGCAACGGGATCTTTCTACCCAAGTGCAGATACTTGCAGACCTTTGGAATCAACTTCTCTACATACTGACCTATGCCATAGTTGTTGGTTGGGCGAACGATGATGTAGGGTATGCCGTAGGTTCTGTGCCAAGCCAATATCAACATATCGGCAGCAGCTTTTGTTGCAGCATATGGGTTGGATGGTTTGAGGAGATCCTTTTCGGTATGGAATCCTTCAACGATATCACCATACACCTCGTCTGTGCTGAAGTGAAGTAGTGTAGGAACCTTTGTGTTCTCTTGTCGGTAGTTCTTGATCAACTCCAACAAGTTATGTGCGCCATTGATGTTGGTACGAACAAACTCATTGCTGTTGGCGATTGAGTTTCCTACATGAGTTTCTGCTGCTGTATTAATAATGTAGTCGCAGTCGTATAAAAATTGAAGATCATTGATGTCGCAATGAACAAACGAGAAATTCTTATATTGCTTAAACTCGTCAAGCAGTTCATCGTTTGCTGCATAAGTCATGCTGTCAACACCCTTGACATGCCATCCCTTCTCAAGACACATTTTGGTGATATATGAACCAATAAATCCAAGACATCCTGTTACGTATACAACTTTCATATTATAATTCCATAGATTCTAGATTTGGGTTTAGTGCTCTAGCATATGTATTTACATTTGATCCAGAAAAACAACAAAGAAAATCTGTTTTAGCCATTAAATATGCTTCTATTATAACATCTTCTGCAATTTTATATTGATATTCATGTGATGGATTTCTATGCCATCTAGTTTCATATAAATTCATATGCAATGGAGTATGTTCTATTGAACTTCTTAATGCATCATAACTTATAACCTTTTCTCCAAATACATTTTTTACAGCATCAAACCTTGGTTGTTCATCAGACGTTACAAAAATTTTATCATACAATGATTCTATTTTTTTAATTTCATCAATATATACATTTATTGGTTGTTTGTATGGATGATCAGTTCCTCTTAAATGAACACCCAAAATTTTTTTACCAAGAAAATTTTTTAAAGTAAAAAGATCTATTTTTTCTTGTACTGTTGGTTTTAATTTTAAATATTTGTTTATAATTGAATTAAAAATAATTCTTCTTCTTTGTATTTCTTCTTTTGTGTTTGGTTGAATTAATGACCAAATAAATTGACTATCCTCTTTATTATCTGGCAAAGAATTGTGGCCAACAATTTTTTCAATTTTTGAAGAATCTGGAAAAATTTCTGTATGTGGTTGATAAAAAAAGTAATCAAACACATTTTCATTTTTTGTATTGTAAATACTGTCATAAAAATTTATGTAATAAAGATTATCTGGATTATGATAAATTCCGCGTATTACTTGCCACAAACATCCAAACATTCCACAATATTCATCCGGTTTAATTATAACATATTTTTTCATAATTCTATTTCTTCCAATAGTTTTATTTTTTCTTGAAATTGATGGTAATATCCATCATGTACCTGAGTATCTTCTGGTCTACCTTTTCCATGAAAACCAAAACAAGTGCTGAGATCCAAATTACATTCTGGAATTTTTGATTCTAATGAAAATTTCATAGCCACTTCTACTGGAGCATACTTGCAACCGTTTTCAACAAAGTAATCATAATACATGTTAGTCAATTCACCATCATCACATATATTCAAAAACTTTAAATTTTTTGTTAGTTGTATAAACTTGTTACTTTTTAATACAAATCCGCCGTTTCCAACACGATTTCTTCTTCCTTCCCATTTCCATGGGGCCCCAATGTAATCATACTCTAAAAATTCATCTGTCCAGAGATGTGGATTTATTATAAACCCATCATCGTGAATTCCAATATAGTAATCCGTTTTTATTATAGATGGAAGTTCAGTGTAAGTAAATTTAGAACTATCTAAATGTGTTTTTAAATTTGTTTCAACAAACTCTATGTGACTTGGTAGATTATCTGGTTTTTTACTTGAAACCAAAACTATTCTAGCAAAGTCAATTTTTTTTGAACTGTATAGAAGTGCCTTTACACTTTCAATTGGATTTACGCAATTGTAAGAAAGAAGAGTTATGTTTTTTAATTGCAAATTGCTCATAGATAATCTTTAAAGTGTTCTTTAAATATTCGAACCCTTTCACTATTTGGTAGTCCGGTGGCATGAACTAAAAAATTACCAGATTTCCAAGGACTGGGTGGAACTGGTTTGTTTCCCCATATTTTTTTATCCACTATATCTACAGATGGAACAGCATTCAAAAAACCGTGTTCCAATACCTTTATGTTATTTTTTGTTTCTGGTATTGAAAAAAGTGCGTTGATTGTATCTTGTTCTTCTGGCATGTTGTAGTTTTTGGATACATTGTAAAACTGATCAATAAAAATTTTGGTTCTTTCAGTATTTTTTAAGATAAAATTTCCAGTGTTTAAACTATAATAACCAGTCCAATCATAGGAACAATAAAAAACAGAATCATCTATTGGAAAATTTTCTATACGTAAATTTTTATTTGTTATCAGTGCATCAGCATCTATCCAAGCTACATAATCATAATTTTCTATAGCATCAAAAACTTTAAGCATACGCAAATAACCAATTTCTGTTGGGCCATATCTATTTTTTATGTCCACACCAAAGTTATTCAAATATAAAAAATCATAACCATTTTGATTTGCATAGTCTAGTTTGGATTTGATTGTAGTGTCTGCAACAGTTTTAAACAACTCTTCATTTGGGAGATAATTTGTTAAGATATCCGTTGTCCCACTTATTATTAATACTTTTTTCATTTTCTTTATTTAAAAAATTTATTCACAATTTTTTCAATATAATCAATTTGTTCTAATGATATCACTGGACTTGTTCCAAGAAAAAACGTATCCGTAGTAACTTTTCTTGCATTGGGATAATTATTTATAACCTCAGATTCATTTATAAATTCACCATATGCTGGTTGCAACATAATATTACCAGCAAAATATGGACGTGTTTGAATTTTATGATCCTCAAGAAAGTTTACTATGTCCTTTCTTTTAAATCCTGCACCATCTTTAATTGTAACAGCAAATGCAAACCAACTTGGATTTGAATGTTTGGTTGCAGTTGGCAACACAAAAACATCTTCATATTTTTCAAACACCTTGCATAGACGTTTGTGGTTTTCTTTTCTCTTTTGGTGTATGGTTGGCAGTTTTTTCATTTGTGCCAAACCAATTGCAGCCTGCAGCTCAATTGGTTTTAAATTGTATCCAATCTCGTCGTAGACGTATTTATGATCAAAAACTTCATCTGGAAGTGATGGCAACCAATTTGAAAAACGTTTTCCACAGCAACCATTCTTCAATAAATTTGCTTTTTGTCCAACACAGAAGCAACCTCTTCCCCATTCTCTAAAACTTCTTATAATAATTTCCTGCTCGTAAGTATTGCACGCAACAAATCCACCTTCACCCATTGTCATGTGGTGCGCTGGATAGAACGAACAACTTGCAAACTCACCAAAAGAACCAAGTGGAACATCTTTGTAAGTGGATCCCAAAGCATCACAGCAGTCTTCAAGCAAAATCAATCCATACTGCTTTACTATTTCCATAAGGCGATCCATGTTTGGTGGATTTCCTAAAACGTGTGCAAACGTAATTACTTTGCACCCCTGTTTTGCTTTTTCTTCGACCTGATCTAGATTTAGATTTAGAGTATCCAGATCAATATCGACAAAGGCTGGTTCAAATCCAACTTGAAATATTGGATTTACTGTTGTTGGAAAACCAGCAATTGGCGTAATAACCTTTGTTCCCTTGGGGAAGTTGTACATACGCTTGGATGTCAATGCTGACATCATTATTAAGTTAGAACTGCTACCGCTATTTGTAAGAATTCCAAAACCCTTGTTAAAGAGTTTTGGAAAGGTATTTTCAAACTTAATGCCACATTGACCGAGCGCCAGCCACCCATTTAAAAGGGATTCTGTGGCTGCAACATATTCTTCTGCATCAAAGAATGGACCAGCATACTGGACCGTATCGTGTCCCGGAATCCAGGTTTTTTTTGGTTTGTTTGTTATAAACTCTTGTATTAACTGTAATATTTGTTCCATAATATTCGTAAATATTATATTGTTAATTTTAACCTTTGTCAATTAAAATTAATTTTTATTTTAGTTATAATTATTTTTCAAAAACAAAAATTCCACAACCATTCCACCATCCATTTGAATCTTCGTAGCCTTCAAAAGAAACATATGTATGCATCTTCAAATTCAAATCCTGAATTGCTCTGGATGTTCCCTGTTGAACCGCTGGCCAGGTCCAATCATCCACCATGTAGATAAATGTATGAGCCAATGCTGGATAATAATACTTTAAAGCAAGGTAATGATCTTCTTCTTTGTGATCACCATCATAAAAATATGCGTCTATATTTTGTATATTATCTTTCTCAAAATCAATTTTAAAGCAATCTTGATCCACCAAACTTATTTGACAATTTAAATTTTTATTCCAATTATCTATAAACTCATTTTTTGGCGAACCAAATTGTGAAAAGTTATCAATTACTTTGTGGTTTAATCTGTTCTCATTTCCTTTGAGCGCAGCTATTACGGTTGAACCATACCAGACACCTATTTCTAGATAATTGTTTATACTTGTTCTAGATAAAAGTCTATTTGCAAATTTTTTATATTCTTTACCAGAAAATCCTTTTATTGTAAATATGTCATCTGTAACATTGTGATTATTTTCATCATTCAATGCATAAAAAACAGAATTTTTTAATTCACTTATTCTTGTATTCATTTTTCATCCTTTATTTGTAATGTAGTTTTGTTAAATTTTTTGTAATCCCTAAATGTTCCGCTATGTGTATATGATATTTGATTTGTTTCTGCATCAAGCCCAAAACACTTTTCAAGCTGCACGGGGGAATAAACTGGTAAAATATTTTGTTCTGCCAATTTTGTTATTAAACAATCATTTGGCCCAACAAAACCATTTTTCTCTATGTATTCACACAAAATTTTAGATCCAGTTTTAGTTAACATATATGCCGTTAATCCTTCGCACAATAATGAAATACCCATTTTGTATTTTACAAGTCCATTATTTTCAAATGAAACAAATGGTTCTTTATAAAGAGGTTGTTTGTCCTGATTATGAGCGGTAACAGTTTGTAAATTAATAAAACCTACATTTGATAAATCAATTTTATTTAAAAATGTCATATCTGACTGTGGATATGCATCATCTTCACAGATTAATATTGTTTCATTGTTACTGTAATTAAATTCTTTCCATAGATTGTAGTGTGCTATGTATGCTCCAATTTCTCCAAATCTCATCCAAGATCTATTTGTATTAAATACAAATAGATCTTCATTTATCTCAAACAAATTTTTTTTATTTTCTACATAATGTTTGCCATTTATTTCATGAAATTGACAATCTTTAAATTCAACCCCATCTACAAAATCAAATAAAATTGAATTTGCATCAAATGATGTTTTTATTCTTTTTTGTCTTTCTTTGGCTTTTGGTAAAGTTATTACTTTAGTTTTCATAATTGAATTGTTTGTTTAATTTTTTGTTTTATTGTATTAAGTGACTTGTTTATGTCATATTTAAAAATTGGAGCATTTTTCATTTTTTGATACACGTCTTCATTTGAATCAACGTATTTTACGTAATCTAAACATTCTTCATATGTTTTAAAATTGTTTACGTATATAAAACAATCTGGATTAAAATCACTTAAAACGTAGGAATCACCCCAATAAATTGGTATACACCCTGCTGTTTTGGCTTGAAAAAACTTTTCAGTTACATATCCAAGTTTATGAGTGTTCTCAAATGCCATAGCAAATTTGAATGAACAAATAGCATCATATTTTCTTAATTGGTTTCTATCATTGTCTCCATTGCCAAATGGAAGACCAAATCCATGTGTTGGTTTATAAGTATTCAAAATATTTAAAAAATCAACTCTATTTTTATGTATTGCAGAAAACGGAGCAACACAAAATTTGTTTTTTGTTGTATTAATCCATTTATTGTTGTCCAGCTCGTATTGATTTATTACTGGAATTGGATTTTTTTGATTTTGAAGATTGTAAAAATTAATGTAAACATACCATGATGGTAATCTTATGTTTTTTAAATCTTCTCGGTCTGGATCAAAAGAAAGATGATAGTCACCATCTTGATACTGAACTGGTTTTGGTTCAGCCATAAATGTCAATATTTTTGTTTTTGATCTGTCTATTTCTTTGGGAACATAGTTTTCTGCAACAAGACATAAATTGCAATCATTTACATTGTTTGTAACAATTAAATCATCTCCATATAAATCTTTTAATAAAGATATAAAAAAACTTTCATTGTAATTAAAATCAGGCCAAAAATTATGTATACTTAATTTAATCATTCATTACACTCTTGTAAATAAAATCATCAGCTGTGGTAAGATTATTTACTCTGTCGTAATTTTCTTTTACATATGGCAAACACTCTTGATATAGTTCTGGAGTAAGAACATCAAAGGTTTCCATATCGTCTATAAAAATTATACCTTTAGTATTAAAATCTTCACCTATGCTTTTATCACCATAGTATATAGGCACCGTTCCTGTAGCAAAACAATCTGTTATTTTTTCAGTATAATATTTTGGATAAATGCTATTTTCTACAACTATAGAAAACATGTAATCTTTTAAACCGTCTAATTTGTCAGGTATAAATTTATAATCTCTTCCAAAAATATGATCTTTAAAGTTAGGATTGTTTTTTAATTTTTCAAACAACTCCATTCTTTTTATATGACCAGAAGTAAATTGTTTAAAACTTGTTGTATAAGAACACAATTTATTTTTTTCATATACATTGGGTTCTTTAATCCATGGCATGTTAGAAGCTGGAGGATTATAAGAAAAAAATTGGGGATCTATGTTTATAATTCTTCTGTCATTAGTAAATATTTTTTTGTATCTTAATTTTAGTATATCTTTATTTAAAGTTACGCCCATTATAAGTGGTGCTATTATTTCAGAAGATTCCCCCAGCCATCCATATTTTAGACCGTTGTAGCCGTCATTCATGTATCTAAAAATGGCATCATCAAAATAAACAACAGGCTCTTTTTTTTTAGGATATACATTAAAGATCCACTCAAAATTTTTTGGGGGACTGTTTAAACAAGAATGAGTATTAAATGCTGTAGTAAAAATATTTAACTTATTCATATAATACACCAACCATCACAATATATATCTGACCAGTTCTTTGGCATTTCTGGAGAATTACCAAACCATTCAGACGGTGCAATTGTTTTCTTGCTTTTGCTTAACCAAGACCCCCACCAACTAAAACTGCTGTTTGCAATTACATGATAATTACAAAGTGTCATTAAGCACATATCATAGTATTGATCGTTCTCTGGTATGAAATACTTTCTACCAAGTGAATCAAATAGTTTTTTAGCTTCATTTGGTTCATCGCTAAATGCTATAATTAATAAATCGTTTGGTAATAATTCCAATGCTTTTTGATAATACTCAATAGAACATATTGGATGTTTACCTACTAAATTTTTATAATCTCCAATTCTTAAATGTACAGATATAACTGGTTCCTTTGTGATGTTTCTTATATCTACGCATTTTTCAAAAATTTCATCTTTAAAACTAAATTCTTTCAATATCTGAGGCCTGTAATCTACAAAATATTTTTCACTTTGAAAATAACCAGTTATATCCGTATTATCCGGTACACCAAATATTCCAGCATTGTATGTAAATTCTCTTTCCTGTGCTCTATGACTTGAAACTGAATTTGTGCTGTCTTTTGCAGAAAGATTTGGAAAACATTCATTTAAACAAAAGTTGTGATATGGGTTTTTGGATTTTCTTTGCATAGGTACGCCAAACTCATATCCTCTTGTTTTTGCAATTGAATAAAGAGTAGCGTACTGAAACATTTGGTTCCCCAATCTTCCATAGTTTCCCATCAAATTAAATGTTATCATGGAAATATTCTATTTCTGTTTTGAAGCGGTTTGTCAGTTAAATTTTGCCATTTATTTGCACTCTCTCTGTCATTTGATTGGTATATTAAAGGAAAATTTGGTGTTACGACTTTAAACTGAGTTTGTATTCCAGCCGTACCCACATCCCAAGGTTTGTTTAATTCATAAAGGCAATACTTTCCTATATCTGCCATTGCTTTTCTGTATTGGGGTGTTATATACAAAATAGCATGTGCTGCCAAAATACCTGCAATACGCAAATAATTTTCGTTGTATTGACAAGTATGGTAAAAAATATTTCCATGCGAAATTCCCAAATACACTCCGTCACAATCATCAGGAATTTCAATTTTTGGATTAAAATTTTCAACAAACTCCACATCATCTTCCAAAATAAGAAGTGGTGTTGGATAATTTTTGTTTTCTAAAATTTCAATGTGTGCCTGACCACATCCACGAAAATGGGCAATGGACTTGTCTGTATCTTTTGGAGGTGGTATAATAATACCGGGTTTACGATGAGTATTTTTAAATTCGTATTTTTTAAAACGTTCTTCCATCATCTCGGCATTCTTTTTTGCCGAATCAAGATTAATCCAAACAATTGGGATTTCACGCAGATCAATAATCATTGAAGACCTCACAGTTATTATAGATTATTTAAAATAAATGTCAAGAATATTTATTTGACATTATCTAAAGATACTTTAGAATAACTCTAAAAAAGAGTATTAAAGATGAATCTAGATAACCTTAAAGAACTTATTACTAAAGACTCTCAAATAGACTCTACAGAATTAGGTATAGAGTCTCTTAAGATACCTCAAATACACTCCAAGTATCTAACAATACTTGCAGATGTCAAATTACTTTTGGCAAAACACCAAAATGACCTTGCGGTATTAAAATTAAGAAAATGGAAAATTTATACTGGCAAGGCATCAAAGGAAGAATTGGAAGAATGGAAGGAAGAACCATCACAGCTTACATTGTTGAAAAGCGATGTTGAACAATTTATTGAAGCCGATCCAAAAGTCATTGAATTGAAATCTAAACTTGCAATAACTGAAGTAAAACTTAAGTTGGTAGAAGAATTTTTAAAAGCCCTAAACAACAGAAATTTTATGATAAAGTCTGCAATAGATTGGCAAAAAATGATGAATGGAGTGGTATAAATATTAAGTGGATATTGAAGTTGAATCTATTGATGAAGTTCGTTACTACATCAAAACAGAACAAGCACTTAAGAAAGAACTGAGGGATTATTTTTCCTTCATGGTTCCCGGTGCACAATACATGCCTATGTTCAAGCGCAGGCTTTGGGACGGCAAAATTCGTCTTTACGACATTTTATCATCTACTTTGCCGAGGGGATTGAAATCGTATCTTCAAAAATTTTCTGAAGACAGAAAATACTCCTTAAATATAAAAGAAAGTAAAAACCCTTTATGCATTACAAAGGAAAAACTTTCGGAGTTTTACAAATCTTTGAAGGTTACAGTTCGAAAAAAAGACGTCCAGATGCACGACCATCAGGAACAGGCTATTTTGCATGCATTGAACAATCATCGTTCGGTGGTGATTTCTCCCACAGGATCTGGAAAAAGTCTCATTATATACGTATTGGTTCGATTTCTTCAAACGGTACTTCCTACAGACCGCAAGATTCTTATTCTGGTTCCTACGGTTGGCTTGGTTAACCAGATGGAATCGGATTTTTTTGATTATTCTAGTCAAGATAAATCCTGGTCATGCAAAAAATATATTCACAAAATATCTGCTGGCCAAGACAAAGACACCAACAAGCAGATAGTGATTTCAACGTGGCAGTCAATTTACAAGTTGCCAAAGGAATGGTTTTCCGACTTTGATGCTATATTTTTTGATGAGTGCCATCAAGCCAAGGCGGAGTCAATAAATTTTATAGGACAAAAGCTTCATAAGGCTTGGTTTCGTATAGGTACTACAGGAACCCTACATCAGGCACAAGCACACAGGCTTAGCATAGAGGGAATTCTAGGACCTGCAGTTCAATTCATACATACAAAAAATCTAATGTCCAAAGGATTGCTTGCAACCCTTGGAATAGATTGCATAATGCTTAAATATACTGAGGAAGAAAAACATCTGTTAAAAAAACAGAAATATCCAGATGAAATAAAATGGATTGTAACAAATGAAAAAAGAAACCAATTCATCAAAGATCTTGCACTCAAAACAAAAGGAAACACCCTCATACTCTTCAATTACGTCGAACTCCATGGACGACCCCTCACGGCTCTCATCGAAGCAGAAGCAGGTGATAGAAAAATATATTTTATCTCTGGAAAAACAGAAGCAGAAACAAGAGAGCACATTCGCAAAGTTGTCGATAAGGAATCGAATGCAATACTGGTGGCAAGTTTTGGTACTACCAGCGCTGGTATTAACATCGTTAACATTGACAATATTATATTTGCGTCACCTACTAAATCCGTGATCAGATTGCTTCAAAGCATAGGAAGAGGACTTAGGATATCCGCAAAAAAGAAAACTCTAAAGGTTTTTGACATAGTTGATGATCTTTCGATTAAATCTTACAAAAACCATGTTTTAAAACATTTTGAGGAACGTTTGAAGATATACAAAAGAGAAAAATTTGATCACAAGATATTCTCAATGGATCTATTGAAAGATAAATAATAAGGAAGGGAGGACAGTAAAATGTCCGATTCACTTCCTGAGAATTCTGTCTCGGGCGTCTTGCGGGTTTTAAAACTTATTTCCGGAGAGGAAATAATTTCCCTGATAATAGAGACGCCAAAAAAAATAATTTTAAAATTGCCTGCACTCCTTTCATCTTATTATGGAAAAGATAAGGATAATAATACAATTGAATACGTAAAATTAACAAACTATGTCACAAATGTGGAAAGTTTTGAAATAGAGATAAACAAAAATATGGTTATGTACCTCGGGAGACCAAACACAACTCTTGAAAAAATGTATGAAATTTATTTTGTAACGATGCAGACAGACCCAAAAGCAGTAGTAAGTACAGGAAATGCAGATTTTATAAATCCAGAAAATGGATTAAAATTACTCAATGAATTATTTAATAACGAAGATTTTGTTGGATTTGTAAATGAATTGATAGAAAGTTACGAACAAGTAGAAATTATTGATGATGAAGACGAAGAACTTGACGTAGAATCGATTATAGAGAAGACTGAGGAAGAAGCTCCAGAACCCCAACCAAAGCCAAAGAAGCGCAATAAAGCCAAACCAGAGGCTTCTAAGCTCCCATATGAACCAGATGGCAACCCAAACAGCCCAGAGAGCTGGTCAGACAATCCTTCTGATTATCTTTGATTAACCGGTAACCAAATCTGGACTTATAGTATAGTGAGAAAATCTAAAACTGCAACTGGCCTTTAAAATTGGAGCATCGGTGACATCAGCCTGAAAAATCAGTCCAGTTAGTCTAGTTGGAACTAGATTTACAAAAGAAACAGTTAAATTTGGTGATGGTGTATCGCAATCTATTGGTTGAGGCAAAATTAGAGAAGCACTGCCATGCCATTGCTGGTATGTATCTAAATTATATCCAGTGTCATTTTCTATGTTTGCTAAATTTCTCATCCACGAATACAAACTTTTCCAGTTTTCAAGTTGTCCATCAACCAAAAATTCAACGTTTAATGACTCGTATTGAACTGCCAATGTTGGAACTGGAATGGTTATTCCAAGGGTTGTTGGCTGAGGAACATCGGGAACAGTCAATCCAGGTAAATTTACTTTTTGTACCATGAGCTCCAATATTTCAGTGGAAGGCGTATTGGATTGACCTTCTGTTGGACGATTTACGCTGAAAATAAAGTAATTACCATAAAGATTGCTAAATGATGTTTGGCATGTGCTCATAAAATTATTTATCCCAAAAAGAAAACCCCCCTGATTTCTCAGGGGGGTTTCTAATCTTTAACTATACTAGATTAAATGTTACCACCAGAGCAGATACCGTGGAGTTCGGTTACCTGTGTCAAGCGGTAATATTGATTCAAACCTTGAGTCAAGCTGTCAGCATCAGGAGCGTTAGTGGCTGCGTTGAGAACATATGGGTTAGCAACGACACCATAACGGGTCTTGAATGCAATACGAGGCTGGAAGGTATCTGGATCAACTGCACGAACCATTTGCAGAGGAACGTATGGGCAGTAGAACAATCCAGCATCATATGGAGATTCACCCTTATAACCGGCACAGAAGAAGTTTACTCCGAGTGGGGTATAAGGATCGATATATACGCGAATCTTTCCATTGAGCAGACCAGCAAATGTGCTTTGTGTATCATCAACGTTGAGTTGAGGTGCAATTGCTGGGCTGAGGCTCATGAAGCCAGACATGGCAAGAGCTGCTGCGGTATCGCTATCGCAGACGATGAAGTTGCCTCTGCCACGGCGGGTTTCCTTGGCAATTGCATTGCACTCACGTTCAATCTGGAAAGTAAGGCCACGGAATCGTTCAGCAGACCAACGACCATCAGAATCAGCTGCAACATTGTAGCTGCCTTTGCTTTGAAGATCGATTTGTTGTGAACCAGCTTTGGCAACATAGTAAATTGTACGAACAATCTCGCGGTTGATTTCAGCAAGAATTTCTGTGCTGAGCAAGTTTGCAAGTTCGGCTTCGGCATCAAGACCGTGAACAGCCTTGAGATCCTGCGCCAATTCGATTGTGTAGTTGCTGGACAAAGCACGTGTACGAGCTTGTACTGCAACACGGTCAATCGAGAATGCCATTTGATTCCAAACTCCAAGTGCTGCACCACCTGCACCGGCAGCTGAACCAATTCCCTCACCGTAGTTTGTCAATATGCCTTTGAATCGGCTAAAGTTAGCTGCGCTCAAATTACGAAGTAGAAGTGGGCTTGAGCCAGAGTAACCAAATGGACCGCATGAACCAGCGCAAAGACCGTAACCAGCAGTACTACCTTTGTACTCAGGCTGTGCCCATGCAGAACCACCGTATTGTGGTTGAGCTTCCTGGAACATTGCTTCTGCATAGTTGAGTGTGGAACCATATGCGCAACCACCGTAGTTTGCGCGCATTGCAAAGATGAGGCCGGTTGGGGCGGTCATTGGCTGAACGCCGCAGATGTCATAGGCCATCAAGTTTGGCATTGCACGACGAACCAAGGAAATGAGCACTGGATCATAACCAGCGACGTTACCAGTGTTTGAGAAGCTTGTAGGCATTCCCAAGTTATTGGAAGTCATATCCTCGGTGAGGTGTTGGGCGCGAATGGCTTGCTCTTGGTTTTCCAAGAGGACGGCAGTTACCTTTTTACGGTAATCATCAGCGATTGATGGAAGAGCACCGTGATCAAGCACGGGATTCCATTTCTCGGTTAAAATATCATAAGGTGTGTTATCTTGAAAGTTCATTTGAGTAAATTCTCCTAAGTAAAATTATTTATAATTTGTGTGTTTTAGATCTTTTTATTAAGTCTTGAAATAGCAGTTGCATACCCGTCTATTGAGGAATTCTCAATATTTTTGACGGGAGAAAAAGTCATTTCCTCATTAATTTGCTGAGGAAGTGGTCTTTGTACGGGTGCAGACATGATTGTCTGCGAATTTAGGTAGTTATTCTTTATTGCATTAAGTTTGTGCTGATATTCATCAACGTTTCCAAAAGAAACGTTTTCCATCAAAGATTGCAATTTTGCAATCTGTGTGTCAGCAAGATCTCTGGTTTCTGCAACAAAAATTGTTGCGCACTCATTGAGCATGAGATCCTTGCGAATATTCATATTCTCATTGATTGCAAAATTAAGGTTGTGTTCCAGTTCTCGATTTTGCGAATAAAGCTCATCAAGAGCATTGTACTTGTCATTTGGAACGTCAATATAGTGGTTTTCAAAAAGATTTTTGAGTCCAGTGATGAAATTTTCTGCAATTTGAGTCTTAATTCCTTGCTCAACGGCAACATTATTCTCTTGCATCCATTCCTCGACTACGTAATCAAGGTAATCATCAACTTTTTCTACAAGAGTATTTGTGACGTTTTCAAGATAAGTTTGGACATTTTCATCCAACTTGTTTACAACAACATTTACTGTGTTATTGACCTTATCATTAACCGCTGCTTCAAAAATTCCCTCAAGCTGAGCAATTGCTCCCGAAGAAATATTTTCACCAAGCAATGAAGTCAATGCCATTCGGAATTGTTCATTTGCCGATTCTTCCATTTCTTCCATTGACTCCTCTTCACCTTCTTCTTCCTCTTCCTCTTGAGAAACAGGACCAGCTGATGGCATTTGAGGCATCATTCCAGCCATGGCAGCAGCTGAAACTGGAACCTGAGCCTTAAGCATGTTATTTGCTGTGACTACAGGTCCTGGAATTCCAGACATTTTTCCGTCTGGAATGAAAGATTGGCCATTTACTGGCATAAAACCCATTTGTTCGTTTTGTTCGTTTAAATTATCCATGTTTTTGTCCTTAAACTTAAATTATTTATAATATCAATAAATTCCTGATCTTTTGCCTCTGCCCAAATATCCAGCAGCCGTAGTCATTCCCAAAGACTGACTACCACCTATGTTTTCAACACTTGCAGCTGCTTGATCTGCACCAAAGGCTTTTGTCACCCAATCAAGGGGGTCTATTCCCATTTGTGCTATATCACCAAGTTTATCACCTATTTTTTGTCCAAGAATTCCAAACTGTGGTTTATTCCCTGTCAGCTGAGCAGATCCTGGCAAGTGCTTCATGGCAAATTCTGCTGCTTTGTTAATTTCATTCTCTGCATTTATTCCCAAAAGCATTTTTGCCGGAAGAGAAGCAGTTTTAGATGCAAGACCACCAAGACCAAGATATCTTTTTGCAAGATCAGTTTTTACTACTTGTTTTGTTGCATAACGAACAGCTGGTGAAAGTGCAAACTTTGCAGACGCAGCCGCAATCCCACCTGCAATTGGTAATTCTTTTGCTGCATCTATTGTGGCATCAAAATAATAGTCAATAGTTGGATCGACCATATATTTTAATTTACCCCAGGTTGCTTGTCTTGGTATGTCCCCACCTGGAACTGATACAGTTTTTGGAGCAGGCTCGGTTCCTGTCCAAGGCTTATTGTAAACTGGTTTTTTTATGGAATCTATCTTTGGACCACCTACGCCATATCCACCACTAGCAGAAGAAGACTTTTTTTTGGTAAGTTTGTATTTTACCTTTGGTGTAGTTCCTTCCACCAATATGGTGTTCAGTATTGATGTTGTTTTGTAATCAAACAAAGGCATCAGATATTCCTGAAATATTGCTCAAAAATCTTTACTATGTTCTTGTTGAGGTTTTTAGAAGATGATTTTTTTATTATATTTCTGGCAGACATAAGATTTCTTTCAGACCAAAGACCATTGTCAAAGACCCATTCCTTGCCTTCCATGATTCCATTCACGAATGCATTTGGAGCAGATGGATCCGCAACAATGTCTATTGCAGCCAACATAAAGTCTTCCTGAACTTCTTGATATCCACCTTTTGGTTTTAGAGATCCCATTCCACGGGTAGAAACACCAAGTTGGGCACCCTCATCTATTAAATTCTTTACGATTTTTCCCATCGGTGTATCCATTACCTTGGCCTTGCCGTACACGTTTCTTCCGTCTTCGTACAATTCCTTTACAATATGGGAAACTCTGTCAAGATTAACGGTTGGACCACTTGGATGGTTTAATTCACCCAATGCTCTTCCCTTGTCAACATATTCCGTAATATATCTTTTGCATTCCTTTAGAAGTGTATTTTTTGGATAAATTCTTCCATTACGATTCTTGACATCGGATTGCATGAAGACGCCTTCAATGAAATAATTTTTATCTCCATTGCCAACATTTTCTTTGATGTACTTGATGTCTTCTGTTAATTCAGTGATGAGTTTCATCAGTTAGAGTCTTTCTTTGGTTTTGGTGGTCTTGGTGCTCCAGGGCCACGTGTTGGGGTTCTGTTGCGCCATCTATCGTAGGCTCTTCGCCACTCTTTATATTTTTTTTGATATTCTAGTATGTCTCTTATTGCTCTTTCATACGCATACATAGCTTGTTTAAACTGCTCATCCCCCTTTGGTCCTTCTGGATAATCAGATCTCATTGGTCTTGAAGGTGCACCATCTGGATATGGATTTTTTGGTGGTGGTCCTGGATCAGGCCATTCATCTGGGTTTTCTGGTCTTTGTTGACCTCCAGGAGATCCACCTGGAGGTGCAGCAGATGCCCAATTCTTTTCAAATGCTTCGGGTGCATCAAGTGCAGCAACACCACTAATTGCAGCTTCGTTTATGTTTTTAAAAAGTTTTCTTGATACATGAACGTATTCATCCTTTAACCTATCTCCAACTTTATTATAAAGGACTTTTGAGGTATCTTCCTTAAATTTTACAATATTTTCTTCTATCACATTTTTTACCAAATTTTCAATATTGTTATTCATTTTATTTGTGCCTTTTTGTAGAATTCTATGTTCTTTTTTATGTTATTTGGCGATTGAAGTATTTCAAAAGCCATCAATTGCTTGTTTTTCCCTGAAAGTGAATCAAAAAGATCCGTTAGCATTTTTAATTCAGATTCATTGATATTTATGTAAGAATGATTTTTTAATTTTAAACGATTGTTGGTAATTGGATCGTAATTTTCAACAAAATTTACAAAATATTTGATGTCTTCGGTAATTTTTGTAGATTCATTGTGCTCAAACAGTCTTTTTGTAAAATCTTTCTGAGTTTCATTTATTGCAGTATTGAGTTTTAATGAAAGACATCTTACAAGACTTTTTTTGAAAGAGGAATCATCCTCCTCCATCAATGTTTTGATTCCATTTCTTAATATTTTGTTTTCTAAATTTTTCATTGCTGTGGTGGTTCTCCTCCGCCCTGTGCCATCTGAGCTTGTTGTTGCATCATGAGCTGCTGCATTTGCTCTTGACGCATTTTTTCTATGTCTACCTTCATTTGTTGATCTATTGTCTGAATGTCCTCTTCGGTTTGTTTCAAAATCTTTCTACGGATGAACTCGGAGGAGAAATACTTTCCTACGTAAGGTTCAATTATTGAAAGCATTTTTATTCTTTCTGCAAGTATTTCGGATTCCTTTAGATCCCAAAAATAATTGTCGGTGTTGTAAACAAACTTGATTTTTTGCTTTAATTGATGCCAATCATCATCTGTGACAATACCTCTGAGCAACAATTGAACACGCAATGCATCATAAAAAAGTTTTGAGAAATGGCTTCTTAGCCTCTCAATAAATTTATAGAATTTAACTTCTTCTCTGGTAATTTCCACGGAACGACCCATATTAAATCCAGATTGTTCAGCAGCTAGCCTGTTTAATGGAACATTTAATGAGTTATAAAGTTTTTTCTTGAAGTAATCCACGTCTTCTATTTGTGACATTGCATTGCCACCCGGAAGAGTAGTAATCTGGGTCCCTTGTGAACCTTCTCTACGTGGCAACCAGTAATCTTCAAGAATTGAAAGATGGTTTCTTTCGTCTCTTATTTCTCCGGTACTTTGGTTGTATATAATTCTGTTGCGGAAACGACTCATCATGTCGCGCATGTACTGTTCGGCTTTTTGCTTTGGCAATTGCCCAACGTCAATGTAAAAGACACGTCTTTCCGGGGCTCTTGCCACGCGGTACACCAAAAGAGCATCTTCAAGCTGACGAAGCATGTTTAGCGGTCTTATCGCTTTGTGAAGATATCCAAGAACCCGCTTCGTATTCATGTCAATTAAGCCGGATGGAACATAAACAATGCTATCTTTTGATAGATGAAGCCCACCTGGTCCTGTACCCAAATAAGAGTCTTTGTCAGAATCCGTATAAAGATAATATTCTTCTATTTCCTTGATTATCGATAAAACCTGCTGATTGTTTTTTTGGGGTTCTTTTTTTACTTTTCTAACTTTTTTGATCTTCAATGGATCAATTGGAATAATTTCTTTGATTCCTTCTTGCGGATTGTCCTTGTCTATAACAAGGTTATAAAACAATTTTGAATCAATATACCATCTTCGATATATCTCGTATGCCTTATGATTGAAATCCAAAAGAAATACGATTCTATCAAACTCTCTATAAATTTTTGTCTTTATTGATTCAGAAATTGGAACTTCGCGAAGATCAATTTTTACAGGTATTGCTTCGCTTCCCTTTACTATTGAGGAATTTACAATTTCCTCTATGGCATTGTCAACTTCGGGATATACAGACATGTTTCTGTATTGAATTACCGAACTGCTTTCGTCTTTCAGCGTTCCGGTAAAATCTATTGCGCTGCTGAAATAACCACCAGCCTCGACAGTTACAGTTCCATCGTAAGTCTCTGGCACCGAAAACTTTTGAAGTACTTCTTCCCGTGCCTTTTCTGATGTTTTTTTCTTTCCAAATTCAAATCCAAAAGCTTGTAGTTCCATGTTTTATACCTATTATACTTAGCACACTTTAAGTTACGTCTCTAACCTGAATGTTGTCATATATGAAGACTGCGGAAAATGCATTCAACACATTTACGTTCGTCATATTCAAAGATATTTCTTTTATGCTTTTTGGCCAACAACCATTCATTGTAAATGTTTTAACAGGATCTGTTTCTTCACCATTTAATCCAAGATGCATCAATTGCCATCCATTTGCTTTGTAACTATTGGCAAAAGTTTCAATTGTAGATATATTACTTACGTGATCGTTTATTGCGTTTTGCCATTTATTAAATTTTTTCCAAAGATTTCCATTTTCAGACACATCGTCCAGAACAATTACGCTCCATCCCGTAAATTGCAATTCACCCGGATAATTTATTTTTCTTCCAAAATAATCATATGTGATTGTTGTGCTTGCCAAGTTTGGTATTTGAGTTGCCCTTATGTGAAATTTACTGAGTTCGCCACCTGAAAATGGTATTGAACCCGTAACAGAAAATCTGTTTGCACGCATACCACCATTAAAAGCACTTTTAAAATCTTGTATGCTTATGCCCATTATATTCCTTGTTCTATTTTATAGAAATTATAAGTCAAAACAACACTAAATACGCTTTGATCAGATGAAGCCATGTCAAAATTTAATGAACCAATTTGACTTGGCCAACAATCAACTAGATTGATAGTTCTTAAGTTACCGCCGTTCAAATCTAATTGATTCAATATCCATGTTTTTTGGAGCGATTGATACGTAAAATCATCATCATCAACCAAGTGATCATCATATCCGTCAATCAAGTGTTTCCATTGATTGAATGCCTTCCAGAGAGAATTATTCTCACTATCGTCATAAACTTCAACTGTCCATGATCCATAAGACCTATCACCCGCAAAATAAAGAAGCCTGCCTCTGTAAGGAACTGCTATTGTACCAACATCCGCTGCAGGCATCTTTGTGGCATATATTTTAAATTTTGAATTTGATGGTTTATTTGAAACATTTTGTGGCCACAAATTATCACAAATTACTTCAAATCTATTGGCTCTTGTTCCGCCAGAAAAATTTGCTTTAAATGTATCTATTGAATTTTGTGGTGTTGGCATGGTTTACTCTTTTTAAGCCATTCCGTCAATTTGTATTACGAGATTTGTTCCATTAATATTAACTGGACCTCCTCCGCCTCCAGTTGTGGTGATTGGAACTATAGTTATATCAACTCTAAGTGTTGTTGAGTTATCAGTATTATTAGACCCATCACATATTATCGTTAATGGAGTTACTATACCAGTGCTTATAGAACCAAGACTTACATAAAAATATTCTAAAGCAGTAGTAATCTGTGCTCTTAACTCAGGGGTGTTTTGTTTTCCCATAGCAATTCTAATAATTTCAGCTGTATATGCCCTTTCAATGATTTCAAGGCAATAATTTGGAGCAATTCTATCTTTATTTGCATAAGTAGATCCAAGACCAGCGGTTGCCCCAACCAAATCAGTTGCTAAAAACTTATTTCCATTTACTGAAATAAAATAATTTACTCTATTTTTTCTTAAAATACTTTCTGTATTGGTATTAGATACTAAACTTGTGATTGAAATATTGCCATTTGGTGCATAATCTGGACCAGCGGGTCCCTGATATACCCCACCACCACCATAACTAGCAGTTTTCATAGAACCAGCCATATCACTTGTTAAATTTACACCTGCTTCTATCTTACTATCGGCTAACCATGATCTGGTATCAATATTAAAATTTCCATTTCCATGAACGTTTACAATTCTGTTTGCAACTGTGGCACCACCATTTTGTGGATTTTGCACTGAAGTCGTTGCTCCAAATAAAGTATCAAATGGAGCCATAGTAAGCCCAATCCCATTGTTTATTGTTGGAAAAACACCAAATATGTAATTGTTTGTTTCTAAAAATTTTGCTCTTGCAGCATCTGCTGTTTGTCCAACTAACATTTTAACAGAAGTAGAAATAGAGGCTTGATTATTGTAATCTATAATACCAGAAGTTGTTCCAGTTATAAGTACATTTCCACCATAACTCAATAAATTTAAAACATGCAAAAAATCAAAACCAACTGGATAATTTGGAAATATTATTTGTTCACCTGGATTTGAATAAAAAAAACAATTAGTAGCACCGGGATTTTCAGAATAAGGAACAAGACCATATTCCGAATCATTTCCTATAGCATTCAAGTCCCTCAAAAAATCATTTTTTGTTTGATAAAAAATATATGTATCGTATGTGAATCCAACTGGTGGTCTTTGAAGTGTCGATCTAGACCAAAGCAACCAACCAAATAGTCCACCAGGATCATTTGTTGGAAGATTTCTTTCACTTAAAGTTGGTACAGTGTATTGAGTAAAACCCTCTGCTACAAAAGCGGTTGAAATTGAGTTAGTAATATTTGGATCATAAGTAAGATTATTAAATAAATTAAAATTTGGCATTCTGTACCCTTTATTAGAAATATTTATAATTTATGCAGGATACCAAACAACCTTTCCATCTGAAAATTTTCCATCATCATCATCCGTGCTAAGCATAAACAGAGTATTGTCTTCCTCTGGATTGGTGGGTTTTTCAAAATTTAATTTTGCAGATTCAATCAAATCGCTATAATATTCCTGGCGGCATAGCCACGCAAAAAATACCAAGGTCATAACCATATCATCATTGTGACCTTCATCTGCTTTGAAGGTATTTGATCTTGAAACAAACGTCATCAATTCCTGAATAATTCTTTCGTCATTTAATATTAACTTGTCTTCCTCTACCAATCTTTTTAATATAGAGCAACCAAGTTTTTTTGTCTGTGCTGTTGTTCTCAGACCAAATTCACTTTTATTTCCTGCAAATCCCTGAGAAAGCATTTGTCCTTTTCTGCCCTTTATAACCGTCATTAGCATGTTTTCGTATTCAAGATCATTGTACAAAATCGATGCAACCTGCCCACCTATGTCATTTGTTTCAACCAAAACATACGCATTATTGTATTTTTCGGCAACCGATTTTATGGTGGTTGGAAACTGAAATGGACTTATTGTATTGTTTCTATAGGTTGCAACGACCTCGTAGGGGTTTGCTGATCCATTTATTACGGTAAAGGCAGAATAATCAGACCCCTGCCCTCTCGATACATCTGCCAATATGAAATATATTCCATCTTTGTTTGGTTCCTTGAATATTCTAAATCCATCTTTTTCTTCTCTTAAAAATTCCTCTGACGCAAGTATGTTCAATTTAGTAGAAGAAATAAGAGTATTTGACGATCCCAGAAAACTGCAGCCATATTCCTGTTGAAACTGTTCTTCGCTTGTATTGGCTATCTGTTCTGCCGCCCACTCATCGTCTCTTCTTTTACCTCCAGCAGTTATTGGAACCTGTCTCCAGTTTACTTCCACTGGAACAAACTTGTTTTTTAGTTTGTGTCCTTCGGGGCGATTGGAATCTACCCATAATTTATAAAAATGATTCATACCATTTGGTGTAGAAACTATTATGAGTTTTGTAGTAGTGCCTGCAGAAATGGTAGGATACGTAGATGAATAAAATTCTTCGGCAACGTGTGATGGCAAAAAGGCATATTCGTCAAGCAAAAGCAGATTGAAAGATCCGCCACGGATTGCAGACGATGATGTCGCATCGCATATGACTCTTGAACCGTTTTCAAGCTTAAAAGAGGTTTTGTTCCATTCTACAACACCTTGCTGCAAAAACTTTGGCAAATTTTCATATGCTAACTGCAGTTTTGCAAATAATTCATCTTTTGCTGTCTTTAGTTTATTTGCCAATATTGCCACACTTACGCTTTGATTAAATGTCACGTAGTGGCATATGTAACTTATTACCGAAGTTGATTTTCCAGATTGTCTTGGCCACTTAGATATAGTAAATCTGTTTTTATGTATCGTATTTACAAAATCTTGTTGATAATCATACAATTCAAATGGCATCACGCCTTTGTCCAAAGTTTTTACCTTTACGTATTTTTTGCAAAAATAAACAGGGTCATTTGCACACTTCAAGTATTCCTTGAGTTCTTCTTCGGTATAACTTAATTGTACTCCGGGTGGCTTTAACTTTGGATTATTTCTGTAACCTAGATTATCCGGTTGAACCATGATTTAAAATCTCCACATCAATTACTTCTTTGTCCGTGCTTCTTTCTTTGTTCAAAAGATTCTGCAAATCTTTTGTAGATCCTATAAATACAGCATTATTGGTTTGTTTTATTGTTTGTTTTCCATCTGAAGTGGTCATTTTTGCTTTTTTATGCACATCAAGCATGTTATTATTGAGATCTGCCATTGTTTTTAGTAATATGGCAACAACTTCAAATGCCCTTGGTGCATCTGATTCGGTGGCAACTTTAAGCGCATTTTCTAATGCAATGTTTCCGCTTCCAATCAAATCTTTTATGTTTGACTGAGCCAATTCATAGTCTTTTTGAAAATTATTAAGATCAAAGGTTCCCCCAACCAGGGAACTTTTTATATTATCTTCATTATTTTCTTTTGGCAAATTGAAGAATGTTTTTAGATTATTGTTCATCGTCTAATGTAAGGCCGAGCACCGTATTTGTAATTGTTGTAGTCGATCTGACCTTTCCGTAAATATAACTTTTTGCAACAAATGATATGGATGATATATTTATCCTTCTATTTCCAAAGTCGCCATCATATCTTTCAGTTATATTATTAGATGTCATAATTATTGGAATTTTTACATCTGTCTGCTGGCTATTCAATGACAACTTTATTATATGGTCTGGATTGAAATAAGGCATTATTTGTTCAATGATTTGCAAAGTATCATCTATATGCCTAGTGTATATAAATAAATTAAATCCCACGTTTACTGGTACAAATTCATTAATAACAAATCCTGTGTTTTGGCAGGTTTCATCAACTATTTGTTTTCCTAAAATTGGATTTGACTTGCTTACTCTTCTGCTGGTATCGGGAGAGATGTTTGTCATTATGTAACTCAACCTAGGAAGTTGGGTTTCTATTCTGGTTGCATCATTTATTGAAGATGGCTCCAACAAACGCCTTATAAACTTTTCCTGTGGTGCATAGGTGATGGGAACTCTTATCTCAAGAGGAGAATTTGGGTTGTCTGGATTTTCATGCTGGACATCTATATTGTTAAACAATGTTCCAAATCCAACAACCAGTTTTCTTAGGCTTTTGTTGTTATAGTATTCAAACATGTTTTACCTTAATTGCAATCAACAAATGGGTTATTTGGATCAAATGTATACCCAGCAGATTCAGTCTTAAGTATGTCGTTAGATCCTGCCGTAGTACCAAGTCCGTTGTTTATCGGTATTATTGTTCCACCAGAGAATCCTCTGGTGTCAGTCATTACTTCATCCACAGCAGCAACCTTTGTATTCAGTTTTTCGTAGCTGTATGTGAACAATTCTCCGGTTATAAAGTAAGAATATAATCTTCCAAGAGGATAAAATGGATTTTCATGTTCTACAAAGTTTATTTCAAATAATGACTTTGAAGGTGGAAAATATATTAAATCACCCTCTCTAGGTCTTGTTATTGATGAATTTTTATTAGTAACTTCTTGCTGAAATCTTTTTCTTGAAAATACAAGGTAGACTCTATCCTTGATTTCAAGGCCAAATTGAGTTATTACATCGTTTCCCTCAAAACCTTTGTAACTTTGCAAATACATTTCAAGGCTATAAGCATTCTGGAAATAAGATCCAGGATCTTCACCAAAAATTTTATCAATTGATAAGTAATCTCTAGGAATATAAACACAGTCTGTTCCAGTAGCTTGAATAACTTCTATTGTTATTCCTTCTACTAAATTCTGTTCTCCTTGATAATTTTGAAAATATGGATTTTTCAATTTTTATCCTATCAATGGATCTGGCGGCAATTCCTGTGTTTTTACTAGTGTCATTTCTATTTGATTTAATTCATTAGTTGCTTCAGCCATAAGGGCACCAGCATTCAATTGAGCACCTCCCGGCAAAGGAACGCCCGCAAATTTCATCAAATTCTGCGCCCATTGTTTCTTCAATAAGGCAGTGTAATATTTTTTAAATATTCTGTCAGCCCATACTTTTTGATATTGTTCCGGGTCAATTTGAACATAAGTTTCAACTAAAAGATATGATCCTGGAACCATGGATGGATAATCAATGTCCAAGAACAATCTATTTGTTGTTTTTGCATAAGTATATGACGCAGGATAATTAAATACGTCATTTACAAGCTTAAGGTAACTCATGGCTTCTATGTAGGTTGCCATTGGACCCGTGTTTAAACCGCCCTGATTGAAGTATAAACCAAAGAAGTCAAATAAGGTCAATTGGTATCTTAAATCAAACATATAGTCACCAGAGACATCCTGGGCCCGGTAAACCTTGGTTACAGTTCGTATATCATTAGCCGTTGGCCAAGATCCTGTACTACCATCGGCAAATGTAAAACCCTTTGCACCCAAGGCATCGCCAAATTGAGTTGTATCAAAATATTTGTTATTTACGTCTTCTGATTTTATTTGATAAAGAAACAATGCCCTTTGATTAAAATCAAAGTGTCTTTCATACATATATTCCAGGGCTTCATCAAGACGGTCCTCTGCCTGTTGTGGATCTACGTTTATCTGGACAACTGGTGCCCCCAAGGATCTATAGCAATAATCGATGAATTCCTGACGAGTGGTAGGTATCATAAAATTATTTATGATCTTCTACCATTTTCATAAGTGACTCAAATATTTTTTCTTTTTCCTCATTTACCGATAAAGTAAGCTCTATAAACTTAAATTTTTCTGGATCCATGTTTTCTACTTCTTTTTTCCTTTGAAAATCTTCTTCCGGGGAATTAGGATCATAATTTGAAAATCCGGGCATTTTCAATGGACAGTCGAGATATGGATAGTCCAATTTAGAATATTCTTCTTTTTCTCCTATTAGCCAAGTATGGGAATAGTCACCGCAACCACACCCACCACAATAATAAAAATCAGATTTATCGCTTTTTTTGAGATTAATGCATGGTTTTATATTTTCATGACCATAGCATGAGACATATCTGAGTTTTTTTACTTCTACGTTTATCTTTGAATTTTTAAAACCACGGGATGCTATTGCCATAGCAAATCCCATTATTTTTGTTATCATGGTGTCTGATATATTATTGTAGTCCCAGCCGGATAAACACATCTGATGAGAAATGTCTTATATGTTTCTGTAACATTTGCTTTTATGATTATAAAACCTGGACTTCCGGTTTGAACAAAACATTCGTTTATAGGCAAATCCAAAAGAGTTGTCAATGCATATCTTATCGATTGGTCTGTTCCCTTTATCAATCCAAAATTTGAATCGTACTGTATTGCAAATTTTTTTATGTTTGACAAAAGAGGTCTTAAAACGGAATTTTCTGAAAAATCTTCATTTGGAAAATAATTGCTGGCTAAAGCCTCCAAAAATTTGTCATTAATTGTAAATGGGCAATGTATGTTCTCCCAATCCACCTTACCACCATAACCATATTTTTCACTGAACAACCATCTAAAATATGATTTTACTATATTTGTTATTGTTACTGTTGAATCGGATTCAGCCTCTTTTTGAATCCATACCGGAAATAAAGACTGTATTGTAAGTTTGTCTCCAAACCACTCATCACCCTGAACACCATAATAATCAGATCCCAATGTTGTTTTTGCAACATTTACCGCTTCTGCCATCTTTCTTTCCAAAGATACTGGAATTTTATTGAATAAAAGAATCATTTTAAAGAGAATATATTATATTTGTTCCTGCAACGGCTCTTGCAGCAAGATATGTCATCAAAGCGGATTGATTTGTAGTATTAAGCCCATCAACGTAAATTTTTAAGGTAGATGGTTGATCTGCATTTGCCACGGTTATGTTATCAATATCATCCGTACCATCTATTTCAGACGCAATTATTGCAGATTCAAAATCAGATAATGTTACGCATCTATGCAACGAAGAAGAATCAAACTGAACTTTTGCCTTTGCCAAGTCAACCGAAAGTTCATTGAAGCCGCCTGAAGGGGTGCTGGTAGTCAAAAAGTCTGCATATGAATTTCCATACAGCGTTGCATCATTTGATAAGGTACCATCTGAAACGACTGCTCTCACAAAGAATGTATTTGAAGTATCTAATTCAATTGATGTCGGTAGGTTTGCGGTTACAAGATACCCATTAACTGTGTTCACAACTGTATAATAATATCCAGTAGAGTTTAAGCTCTGATCAGATTTTGACACACGTGTCCACAAAGTTTCAACTCCATTAAAATCTGTGCTATAAAGATTTATTGTTTCTGGGTCAACTGTAAGTGGAATAGTCATGGAATTAGTATTAAAATTCCATGTAGTATATTGTTCTACCTTTAATCCACTAAACAAAGTAACCGTAGCTGCAGTAGTATATGGAGATACTGATTCAATGTTGTAAAAATTTACAGATTGTCCGGTAGTTGTAATTGCCGGAAATGCACTATATGCAGATAAAGTTGCTCCATAAACAACCAAATTTCTGGTTGTTTGAGCTGATTTCTTGACCTCAAGTAAAACTGATGAATTTGAAGATAATCCAACAATTGAAGAAAGTAAAGTTGCCGTGCTTAAAAAAGATTCTTTATATCCTAGCTGGGCATATATTCCATTGTATGCTGTTGCCGTTGCAAGAATATTTACCAACATATTTACGGCACTTGATTTATTATCATAATCAAGGTCAGCAAGACTTGGTTCTTGCTTTAAAAAATTTGTCATTGAGTTTACTATTTCAGTATAGTCAAGTGAAGCCACGTTTAGATTTTTAAAATTTAAGCTCATTGTAGTGAAACCTCAATAGTGCATGAATTGTTTTGTTTTATGACAGAATCCAAGACTTCAAAGTTTACTTGGAATACTATTTTTTCTGTATCAAAATATGTTATTTTTGGGGTTACGGAGATTAGATCAAATATACCGTATGAAACAGCATTTCTTATATCTGACTCCAAAAATCCAGATCCATATGGAAGATTGTATCTATAACTGAAAAAATCGGCACCTATAGCAAGATCCGCCGGAAGTTCACCTTTTTGAGTTTTTAATATATGTTCTATTTTTTGAATGTACGAATTTACATCACTAACGGTGCCAATGTCTTTTTTGGCGTTCGTTGTGCTAACTTTCTTGCCAAGGATGTTAAAATCCTTCTTTATAACCATCACCAATATTTAGTATAGAACTTCTACGCCAGTTACCGTAGTTTCCTGGGTCCCTGAATTTGTACAGGTATTTTTGACTGACAGGACAAAATATTTTTTTGTCAGAACCGATGTACCGGAAGAAGTATCATATCCGCTTATGTTGTCTGCAGTAACTTTTACTATTGTTCCGGGCCTTAAGGTAAAATCTCCAGCAACAGTAAAAGTAATTTTAGGACCATAGGAAATTGCATCTAAAAATTTTTTTCTTTGAATTGGAGTATCAATTGGTGTAAACCAAAAGGTAGCTACGTTCAATCTTAATTTTAAGTAATTTTCATAATTATTTCCAATATCCGGACAAGAACAACTTAAAAATGAATCTGGTGCAGACCAAAAACAACCTTTAAAGTCATTTCCTAATTGAGATCCAACAGAATCACATTCAGGTGATTTTTCTGCTAAAAAAACACTATCTATACTACTTGGAACACCAGAAATTGCAGATGGACCATTCCATACAGGATTAGGAAGACCGCCAAGGCCATTTACTACTGCTGCAACTTTTGATCCGTAGGCCGAATTGTTTATGCAAGCAGAATAGGTAGAGGGTTGTGAGGTTACTCCTCTTGTTATCCAAGGATTAGCACAATCATATGAATTCCTTGAACTTCCAGGATATGGTATAGTTTGGACCTTTGTGGCACTTATTGTGTGTATCTGTTTTGTTGATTCTGGCATATTAATTATTCCAATTATTATTAATTTATACAAGGACCATCTGTCACATTTGACAATTCAAAGTAATAAACATATCTTCCTTTGACTGATGTATTATTTAAAATTACTTCTTGATCAACATAACTATAGGTTCCCCAATCAGGAGATTCTTTTATAATTTTTGAATAAGGTAATTTATGCATTTTTACTATATGGCGTATCTCCTCACCCGAAGGTAAGCCGTTTGGTCTGAAACCTATTGGCCTATATTTAACATTTTGAAATACAGGAGATGTTAGATTGCTTAACCACCAACCGGGAGCACCATAAGAATTGTCTCCCGGATAATTTTTTCTTTCATTTAAATTTATTGCCCATGTGTCTGTTGTAGTACTAGACCCTTCTGTACCCAATATCCATTTATTTTGTGGATAAGAAATAAGATTGTTTTCGGGTATTCCTGCATTCCAAAAACCAGCGCCAATGGATGTTATATTAAAATCTAAACGTCTCCAACTATATCTCCATTTTCCTGTAGTACCGGGTGGAACGGTATTTGTTTCAGCCATATTATCTGCTGCAAAACCAGTTAACGCTGCAAAAAAAGTTTCTTCTTCTTCTTCTTGATTTGACATGCAACACAAAACATAATATATAAAATTTTGTTTCTCTATATCATAAATAAGATCTTTTTTGGTTGTATTATTTTTTGTATTTTGTCTTATATTAAATACTTTTTGCAAATTACTAATACTGCTACCACCATTACTTGATGGCGTATTAGCATTAAAAGGACCACCTATATTTGGATGTAAAGATGTCAAATCAAATGAATTTTTCCACATTTCTGGATTATCAATAAATGGATATGGTGATGTTGTTGTCATGAACTTGTAACCGTCATAAAAATCATTATTTCCATAATCCATCATCAATGTTGTTGAATTTGAAAAATTGTCATTTTTGTCATTATAATTGTAATACCCAAAATGTCCATCATACTCTAGTTCTGAATAACCTTGCAAGGATGGAATTATTCTTGGGCCTGTAGTTGTCGTACTAGTCATTTGATCTGATACCAATATGACACTATACTTACTTCCATCATCTAGAAATTGATGCTTAAACAAAGTTTCTTGATAGGATGAAACAGGAACATCATCTAATATTGTTGGTGTTTTTCTTATATAAAAATAATTTCTATTGTAATACTGCGAACTAGGAGTGCTAAAAAGTAAATATATCTTTTTATATGTTTTTCCATTTTTTATTATAGTTGGGCTGTCACCTTCATAGACAGAATAAGATCTTTCTTTTTCATCAAAAGACGTATCTGCATTTAAATCTGTATTTACATAACGCAAATTCAAATCATTATTAAATCCTGTCCAAAATAAAAATCTTGGTTTATAATTTTGATCATCCACTAGCATGCTGGATAGATAATAAAGATATTGCACTAAATTTTCAGTGGGAACATCTAATTTTTCTTCGATTGGATTTATAGGTCTTATGACAACAAAATTTCCGCTTCTGGTATTTGTTAAATTTTTGTATGTTGGAGGTATTATTCCAGATGGAACTGCAGAACTTAAAAATGGAGCAACTCTAGATTGAACAAAATCTTCAAAATTAGAAACCAAAGGTTGCTGAATACCCATATCAGCCAAACCTCTGTTTTGATTTATTTTAAACAATTGATTGCTAAAATTTATTGCAATAAAATTTTCTTCATTGCTTGATGCTAAATTGTTTAATCCAGAGACCGATGAAATGAAAAAATGTTCTATTTTTCCATCTCCATATTCAATTTTTATTGTATCAAGATTTCCAGATCTTATTGCTGTAGCTATATCACTTGTGTCTCTTACAACCAAAGAACCGCTTGGAAATAATTCAAATACACTTTCTATAAATTCAATTTTTTCATACTGGCATCTTATTTTTGTTCCAATTATAGGAAAATATGGTGTAGTTTCAGATCCCAGTGATATTTGTTTTATATTTGATGAAAATGGATTGAGAGTTGACATATTTATTAAACTGTATAATCTTGGACAACTTGACTAAAATTACTATAATTTATCTTATTTGTAAGATAATAACTTATCTTTCTAGTATCTATATTAGAATTGTATGAATATGTATAGCAGTTTCCAGTTCCCGCAAATTCATATGGAGACAGACCTGATCCTTTTTTCACAAATGGTTGGCCACCGATACTTTCAGCATAAAAAACGCTGTCTTCTCCAAAAGGAGCCGCATATAATATCTTGGAAATATCATTTGATAATAAAGTGGCTCCATAAGCATTAGCAGTCAATCCCAGCCCCTGCATATAATAAGTATCACCATTGACTATACCTCTTTTATATCCATCTTCGTTTCCATAGCTAAAAGTCATTCCATATGGTTTTAATATTGATTTTTTTGTAAATGTATCGTAACCAACCACCAAAGCAAAACCTCCAGTAAGGCTAAAAGAACCAGTTCCACCAAAACTATAGCAATTTCCATTGTCGTCGCTTCTATTAAAAATTAAAGAACCTGGAGTAAAATATTGTTCTTTTCCATCAATAGCATCAATTATAGTTGTAGAAACTGTTGAAGTATATTCTTGCTGAGTAAGTATGTTTGATTGCCTTAATAATTCAAATGGGTTTATTGTGTTATTTGCATATAAAAACAACCAAAAACTGTCTATATCAGAATATATGCTTCCGGCAAGTTCAGGAAGTGTTGTATAGTTATCAACTTCTTTATCGGCTCTTTGAACATAATCTGATTCCAAGACCAAATAAGAAGAAAGGTCGGAAACCTTGAAATCACCTAGAGTCGTGGTATAGTTTATTTTTGATATTTTTTCTGAATATTTCATCTGTTGTTAATTTGGAAATGCTCTTGCTGATATTTCAGATTTACTTAAAACTTGATTCAATGCTGGATCATATGATCCTGTTTCAAATTCTCTGAAATTTAATGCAAGTAATGTTATATTTGAAAGTCCATTTGGTAAATATCTTATTATTGGATCTGCTGAATCATTTCTTTTTACCAATACTGTTGTTAAAACACATGGTAAAGGTTCACCAAGCCAATTTGCTGCAAGATTTGCAGCACCCCCTGCACCACCACCCCACGTGTCTCCCGGAACAACATCCAAAGCCCATATATTTTGAGGATATGTTCTTTCCGGCAAATTTCCTGCCACTGTAGGATAAGATGATTTTCTAAATGTTCCAATAATTTCTTCGACTTGAATTGAATCTGCCTCATTTTTTGGAACAAAAAGATATTCAAAATAATATTCTTTTCTTGCTTCAGAAACCAAAGTGGCCTCTGTTACGTTAGAAAATCTTCTATATGTAGTTGTAGCATACATATATTCATTTTGAAATTTTGCAGGATCCAAAATTCTATTAAATAAAGTGTCAAAATTTCCAACTCCACCGCTGTTCTGAAGAGCAGCTAAAGAAAGAACAGGACCAACTGGGTTTGTCCCTTCACCATATTCATGTCTAACTTGATATCCAGGTTCTTTTGGCATTGGCAAAGTTATAGATGCAAATGGATTTGCTTTTATCCAAGTCCTTGTTCTTTCTTTATTTTTTAAAGAATATGGAGCAGAATAAAACCGCATCCACCTTGGCTGTTCTTTAGCCTCCACAGATGAGATAGCTGGATATTGAAATACATATGGCATTAAAAATATTTATACTTTCATAAATAATTTTAATGGCCTACAAAACTTTATTCAAACCCCAAAATATTCAAAAATACGTAGGAGACCACACAAAAATACTTTGTCGTTCTTTGTGGGAACGTAGATTATGCAAATTTTTGGATGAAAATAAAAGCATACTTAAATGGGCATTTGAGGAAGTGGCCATACCATATACAAACCCACTTGATAAAAAAATCCATAACTACTATCCAGATTTTTTAGTAAAATTTAATGATGGCAAGGAAATAAAGTCGTGGATGATAGAGGTAAAACCAAAAAAACAGACAATGTTAAGAGAAAATGCCTCTAAAAAAGAAAAAATGGTTTGGATAACAAATAGCGCAAAATGGGCAGCTGCAAAAATTTATTGCAGCAAAAACAACATAGAGTTTAAAATATTAACAGAAAAAGAATTATTCACAAATGCCAACTAATCTCAATTCAATTGATAATATAAAAACATATTTTGCAACACATAATGGTGTTCAGTTGCAGAATAGGTTTAAGGTATACATTACTGGCCTTCCAGTTGCTATATGGTCCACAAATCCAGATCTTCAGGCAGAACAAGTAATAGTTGGGCCAAGATCAATATCTACAATAAGAGATGGAATGATTGGTCTTGGTGGTGGTAGATTTGTCCCAAGAAGTCAAGATGTGTTGGCCGCAGGATTTGGCCTTCAAATAGTTTTTCCAGTAACAAATGACAATTACATATTGCAGTTATTCAATAGCTGGTTTAATTATTTCTATAGAGGACCAGCATCACCTCCCTTTGAAAACAGACCTCCAACAGTTTTGCAATATTATGATATTGCCGTTAGACCTGTGACTCTCCAGCTAGATATATTGGATCCAAATGGTAATGCAAACAGCACCATGATGTTCTATGAAGTATTTCCGGTTGAAACACAACCAATGGAGTTTAATATGGGATTGGTGGATAAATATTTAAAATATCCAGTAACATTTGGATTTAGAGAATACAACCACACTTTTAATTGAGTGATATATTATGGAAATTGAAGAAATTAAAAATTTATTGGTTCCTGTGTATGAATGCATTCTACCATTTGCAAAAAAGACTGTTGCATATAGTCCATTTAAAGTAAAAGATGTAAAAAATTTGACTATAATTCTTCAGGAAGAAAATAAAAAAATATCCTTTCAGGCCATGGTTGAATTGCTAAAGGCAAATGCAAAGGATGCAGACATAAACAACCTTTGTTTGGCTGATGCCGAATATCTTTTTCTGCAGATGCGGGGAAAAAGCGTAGGGGAATCTGTGGGTTTGAAATACAACAATGAATCAGTAAAATTTAATGTAAATGAAATACAATTTAGAAATAATTTTTATGATGAAGAACACAGAATAACGGACAAGGTTATTGTTAGAATAAAGACTCCAAAAATAAAAGATTTGATTGGATTGGATTTTGATGATAAATTTTCTGTAATCAAAAAATACATAAAAGAAATAAAAGTTGGAAACGAAATTTACGATATAAACAAGTTTGTTCCTGAAAAAATAAAAGATCTAATTGAAAACCTTCCATATTCATTCCTTAAAAAAATGGAGGACGTATTCACAAAGCAACCAGAATTATACGTAACACTTCAGACATCTGAAGGTGAAAAGGAGGTATCTGGTACCCTAAATTTTTTTACATTACGTCAAACTTTTTAGATTTGGTTGACTATTATAAAACAAATTTTTCATTAATTAATTCTAATAATTGGTCATTGGTTGACATAGAAAATATGCTTTATTGGGAAAGAGAAATATACATAAATTTGCTTATAGAAGAAAAAAGAATACAGAATGAAAAAAATATGACTAATGGAAACATATTCTGATGGAAAACGAAAAAAAAGACAAAATAGAAACTGAAAAGATAAACTTCAATTATTTGTTGAATAATGAAGACTTTTTGCCATCAACGCAAAAGGCAAACAATAGCATATCAAAAGTGCAAATAACAAAAGAAGAGTTTGTTTCTTTGCTGTCACAAGAAACTACGATGCAAGAATTGATACAAACTCAAAAAGAAAAAAAAGATCAGGATTTGTTAAAAAAGGCACCAGACAAGAGTAAAGAAATTTTAGAACAAAAAATAAAAATGATGGAAAGTGCAATAACCGGCACTGTTATGCCAACCATAACAAATTTGGCTGGTTCTGTAAACGGATTGCTTAACTCTGATAAAGATCCCAGGATGTACACGGAAAACCGACAGACAAACGTTGCTGATTTGTTTTTTGATGCAGAATTAAATAAACTTACTCACAAATTTAAATGGTCATAAAAAAAAGCCCCTTTCGGGGCTTTTTTTATTCATTCTCCATTTCACTGAAATATTGCAAAGGATCTTTTTCCTCTGCTTCAGTAGGCAAAGTTTCCTGAACATCATCTTCGATGCTCTTGGACTCGGCAAACTGTGCACGAATATCATCACCGATTGCCTTCTTGAATCTTGCGCTCAATTCGTCAAAACTCTTGAACTCACTCTTATCGATAAATGGCTTAAGGGGATGTTGCTTCTTCCAAAGCTCCTCAAGCTTTTTATCATCCCCACCAAACAATGGGGCTGGAGTGGCAAACTCAGAACGATCATAGTTGGTATATCCACCAACATTTCTGATTTTGATCTTAAAGTCTGCACCAGTCCAGAAATTGAAAGGATCCACTGCAACCTCATCCTGGAATTCTGGATGAGCGAGACTCTGAATCTTCTGAAAGATCTTTGTACCATACTGATAAAGGAAAACTTTTCCCTTGTTCTCAGGATTGGCTGGATCTTCAATTACAAGAACATTTGAGATATAGGTAAGCTTTCGCTTTCTATTTCTGGCAATGTTTTTGTCATCCTCAATTCCACTATTCCAAAGTTCGCTGTTTGCAGCGCAGACAGGGCATTTTTCTCCAATCGTGGTTGGACAGTTCTCATAAAGCCATCCACCCTTGCCCTTGAAAGTATGGCTGTACACGGAAACAAATGGTGTATCTTCACCATCAATCTCAGGAAGAAAACGAATAACTGCATATCCGTTTCCTGCTTTATCAATTCCTGGCTTCCAGATCCTCTCATCCTTGTAATTGTCCTTTGAAGACATCTTTTCAAGGCGTTCTGTTAGGATTGATACTGAATTTTTACTCTTCTTCTTAAAATCTGAAAAATTTGGCATAATAATTTCCCGAGGATCTACCTCGGCCTTTCTGTTTGTATTATATAGTTCAAACGCTATTAGTCAATTGGAAGTCTGCTTGTTTTTTTTGATTTAAGCATCTTCAAATTTTTTGCTTCTTGTTCTATTTTTTCTATTATTGGTTTTGTGAGTAATTTTCCTGCAGCAATTGGATCTAAAGTCATCTCTTCACTTAATTCCAAAACGCAATCCATGAAGGATAATTTTGTTTTTTCCACTCTTTCTAATATTTTTGCGGAAAATTTTTCTTTTGCTGTTTCGTCTATATACATTTTAATCTCTTTAATATATTAACATAACTAATAGATAAATCAATAATTTAACCTAGCTAAATATTCTAGAACTATTTATAGGAATAATCATGGCAGCAGACAACGACCCAAACATTATTATTGAAACTTCCGGTTTAACTGCAGCAGTAGCAACAGACGTTGCTCAGTTTAGCGGAATAACAGCACACTATCAAATCTTCAAGCTGGCTTATGGTGTGACCGGAACAGCAAGTTTGGTATCTTCATCAAATCCATATCCAGTAACTGTTTCTGGTGGGCTAACAGCCAACATTAGCGGTTTCAGTGGAGTAATTTCCGTACAGGGAACTGGCGGGGGATACCCACTTCCAGTAAGCGGAACCGTAATTGCGACCGGATCCACTGGTTCACCGGTATACGTAAAAACTTTTACCGGATCTCAAGTTGAAATAACCGGAGGAAGACTTTACACCACATCAGATTCAGTATCCGCTTATGGACCTTCAGGAGCTACTTCATTCTTCGTAAAATTGGTAGGATCAACTGGATGGAGCATAGGAACCCAAGGAGATGCCCTCAAGGTTGCCATTACAGGCGCTACATTCGAAGCTACGATCCCATCTACTGTCACTGTCGTTGGGCTTTCGGGTGCCACAGCGGTCAACGTAACCGTTGGAAACACTGTTTGGATAAACAATACCACAATAACCACCGGAATCACGGACATCTATTCTCAAATAGTAGGTTTAAGAAGTGATTTTTCAGCACTTGGCGTTGGCCGTCCAACTTCATTTAAGACAGGAAAAGTTGCTCCAACTTCCGCTGCGGTATTACAAATGGATTCTTCTGGATTTACTTGCCTAGCCGGAATCAATATTAGAGCACTTTCAACCAATACAGATTTTATATACTTAGGTAATACTTCTGCCTTGGTAGGATCTTCATTTGGATATGCCCTGGATCCTGGAGAAAATGTTTTCCTTGATATTCAAAATACTAACACAGTTTTTGCAATTTCAAATACAGGAACCCAAACCATAACATATATGGCCTCATAACATGCCTTCGTATGTCCTAAATGCCAGTAAAGCTCTATCAAATTATGGCATAAAAATCTATGGTTCAACATATGATCCATGTTTGACGCAGGGATATATGTCATCAAAACCAAATTTATCCGTAATTGGATCAAGTTGTTTTATTGATTATACGGACACAAATAACATTTCAGATTTAACTTATCTCATAAAACTATTTAAATCCACTCCAGTAGGAACAACATTTTCCTTTTCCCAAGGAAATTATTATGATCCACTGTACAATTATACAGTTGATACTTCTGGAGTATTTTCTTTTGAAAATTTAACTGCTAGCAATAAATTGGTAATAGGTCAAATTGTTTCTGGATTTACCTATTCTACAAACTATAAATTTTATAATAAATCAAATTTTATAGATTCCCCACAATATTCTACATCTTATACTGGCGGAACTACTTCATCAAATTACATAGAAAATAATCTTACCACCAATCCAGGCAAATCATTGTTAAATTTAGGATTGGTTGGATCTGAATTTGGAAAAGAAGAATATACTGAAATAAGTGGAAGCACACTGAATACAGGAAAACTTAAAATAAATTCAGTATTAAAATTAAAAGACAACAGAGAAATAGCATATACCACGGTAGCATTATCAGATGAAAATTTATCTACCAATAATATAACCTTAACTCATTACCTTCGTGGAGATGCAAATCCTGAAATTTTGTCTAAAAGCAGAAAAAACCTTGGATGCTATGTTGTATACGATGCAAATGGAAATCAAATACAATGTTTTGAGAATCAAAACCAGTTGCAGGCATTCCTTAGAAGTCAATATGAATCATCAACATATACCACCCAATGGGTTCCATGTTTGTTTTGTTCAAGATTGACAGATAATGGTTTCAATGGTTCTTTGGCCGATAAATCAATAGTATATGATGCTGCCGTATTTTTATTGGTGGAAGAACAGACTTTTGGTAATTTAGACGGAAATGGAAACATAGTTTTGACTTACAGTTACATATTAAAGTCAAATTATTATGGGAATGACAACATAACACCAATAACTGAGATGAATTTTACAATAGACAATGGAATAAAAATTGATCTTAGCCATCCAACCTTAAAGGGATTTGATGTAGATATTTATAGTGATTCGGCCAAAACAATACCCGTAATAAAAGATTTGTATTTAATAGGCGTTCCCGGATTCGACCAATCAAGTTTAATATATACAAAGACGCAGACAAGTCCAAGAATACTTTATATTGAATTGGTTGGCCCAAATACAATAAGCCTCAAAGTAACAATAGCATAAATGAAAACTCCCACTTTCGTGGGAGTTTTCACTATTCCTCAAACCAAATTGTAATTACCGACTGCGATTACGAGCAATGCGGTAGTATGACCGACCGTTTCGAATCTCACGAACTACGGTGTAGTTAACATCAAGGCGATCAAATGCCTCACGAAGATCGTGCATGGTAGCACGCATGTTGCTGACTCGGAACAGCTTACGAGCTTGGCCAGCAGTAAGAGTGTTACCACCCTTCATGTAATCAAACACTCTCTGAATCATTGTCGGACGGTCAACTGTAGTAATTTCCATATAACTTTCCTTTCTTATAAGAAGTTGCTATATACTAGCACTTAATACTTGACTGTCAAGCAATTACCTAAATAATGTTGACTGAGGAGGCTGCTATGGCAAAAACCGACCATCAGTTTGTAAGATTTGTAAAAAAACATCTTGCAGAATACGGAATGAAACTTGTCATAGGACGTGGAAAATTTGTAAATTCCGGAAATTCTCGTTGTGAGGGATATTTTAGTGAATTTGAAAAAATTATTCGGATAGCCGGGAATAATCAATATTTTTTCCAAACTTTGGTGCATGAATACGCACACTTTTTACAGTATATCAATCAAGTTAAAATTTATAAAAAATCTGATAAAGCTGCACTTATTGTAGAAAATTGGTTTTCTGGAAAAAATTATGATCCAAAGACGCTAAAACGAGCATTTTTGCTTGTTCGGGCAATGGAGAGAGATTGTGAAAAACGAGCAGTAAAGTTAATAGACAAATTTAATCTTAATATTGATAAAAAATTGTATGTAAAAAGAGCACATTGCTATATTTACAGCCATTTTATGATGGAAAAAACTCGCAAATATGGTACTTATAGAAAAAGTCCATACTTTAGCAAAAATGTGCTCAAGATAATGCCATCAAACATGGCAGTTCTTAGCCACAGATCAATACCACCAAAGGTTTATTCAATGCTTGAATCTTTTACGATTTGAGATTTTAGGTATTTTGGAGTAAACTTTACAATTCCATTATTTCCATAAGGCCATCGATCATCTTTGGAAATAAATTTATAGTGAAGAAGTGCATCTATATGCTCATCCAACATATCTAAAGTTACAGAATCAATATAATGTTTTACGTTATCATTTAATTCTATTGTATTGTGGTCTTTGGAATGTTTGTACTCAGCAACAGCCAAATCTGATACTTTGGCAAGATTTCCAAGTATTTCCATAGTTTTTGCACTTTGATAAAAAAGATCCTTTTTGACAGGATCTTCTTCTTTGCGAGCTAATTGGCGAATCTCGTATACCAGCTCATGAATTTTCATATCTAACTCCTTATTTGTGGGCCTGGGTAAACACAATAAAATCTATTGGAATATCTTCTTTGTTCTTGTTTGCTCTTCTTTTTGCTTGTAAAAATTCTTTATCCGTCAAAAGCAATGGAGTTACTTCTCCCAAAGAATCAAGGTGTGCTACAAAATAATAGCTATGATCTTCATTTGGTTTTCTGTTTTTGTTTTTTATTCTTTTTTTTGCCATTAAGTCAATGTCAAAAGGTATTTTGTTTTTTGTACAAGTCCAAGTATTTCGTCCCTTATATTTAAGAGAGCAGTCTGATCTTTTGAAATTTCTTTTGTAATGTTGTTAATAAGATAATCTTCAAAAGCGTCCAGAACTTTTATGCAATCTATTTCACTTGGTCCATTAAATTTAAGTTCTTTTATGGAGTAGATTTCTTCTCTTCCATATACTCCTATGTAAGTCTCTGTAAAGGTGTCCAAAAGAGCATCTAATCCTTCATATGCTTTGCCCAATGCTTTATGGGCAGAATATGATTGGGTTCCCCAATGATGAAGGCGAATTTCGTTTTGAAAATTTAATATTACTTTAATGCATGACATACAAAGATATTTATGATAAATATTTCTATGGGACTAACAAATAAAGATTATAAACAATTATTTAATTCAATATACCTTGTGGAAAAAATTAATAATTTTGGATTTGGATTTGAAAATTCTGAAATAAAGCCTATTAGCCAAATGGCAAATGACGGAACTTTTATAGGAAAGGTACTTATGGATCAATCTATTCCAATGAAAACAGAAATGGTCCAAGCATTGGAAAAAATAATAGATTCCGTTTCAAATATAAGCCACAAAGAAGGAGATGCTAAATTTGCAATTGAACTTGGAAGAATTGTGAAAAAACAAGTTCCGCCGCATCTTCAAGGAGAACTTATTGGCTTATTGTCAAGAAAATTAGATGGAAAAGTCAGAGATAATCTTTTTAAAGGATATAGCAACATTTTATGAAAAACAATTTTGGAAAAACTCTAGAACAAACCATACGTGAATTGAGACAGCGTTACAAAAATGTTCCCTCCCCATTGTCTGAAAACTACCAAAGAAACAGACCAAATATGGTTCCTCAACAAACTACGCCACACACACAACCATTGAGGAATAATTTGCTGGGTGACTTTACGCCACCAAGAAAACAATGGTAAAATCCGTATCATTTGGAAATGAAACAGAAATAGCCTATGATGGAAATCCCACATCATATGCATTTGATATAGTTGAAATAAAAAATATAAAATCAGGATTGGACAAGTTTCCATATCAAAATATAAAATTGGCAATTCCAGCAAATACCGAAATTGGAATAATTGTAAAGTTAATAAATGAATTAAAACCAAAAAACACATCAAAAAATAAAATAATTATAGCATTTGAACTCTGATGGCAGAAAAAAATGAACCAACACCGGAAATTCAAATTGTAAAAAACGACTCTTCGTTTTCAAAAAATCTTGGAGATATTCCTCCCGTAAAGACAAATCCAAATATAGATTATGAATTTGAGGCAGTAATTGAAGAACAATTTTTGTCAGGAAACCTTTCTGATATTTCAAAAAAAGATTCAAAGGAAAAAGAAGATTACATTAGATCCGAATATAGGAAAATAAAGTATAGAGAAATAAGTGAAAAGGACGAGGAATTTAATCAATATCTTAGAAAATCTTATGGTTCTGCGGAAACATTTTTTGAATTTAACAATGATCTCCAAGGATTAAGAAGCTATAATCCATCTTCAGACTATCAGGTTGAAGTTTCAATAATAACAAAAGAAAAGGTTTATGAATCTAATTTTATTTCTCAGACAGAAACAATTTTTGAGATGCTTTCTGGATCCTGCACAATAGATTTTTACAAAATAGACGGTCGTATATCCAGAATACTTGGAACTCTTTCAGAAAAATTTATACCAGATGTAGAAAAAGAAACAAGATTGTATGGATTTTATGGACTTCGTGGTGGAAGACTTTTAACATGGGATATAATAAACAAAAAGTGGTCTTCATTCTACATGGTAAATTTGCAAAGGTTCGTTAGAGACGAAACCAGCGGAATTGAATAAATATGTTTGATGGAACATAATGATTCAAAACGAATTGATCATTTGTATGCAATTCTTTTCAGAGAATCAAAAATCATATTGGCAAAATATGAAGACTATCTTAGAGACAAGATATCATCAAAAGATTTGGCAGAAAAAATGTTAAGTCTTAAAGATGCCATAAAGAGAATAGAAGAATTAAAATAATTATTGACACATAGAATGTTAAATGTATAATTAATTCAATGATCATAAATTATGAAGCAAAAATGGACTATTCAGATGTTTTGATAGTCCCTAATACAAGCACCGTGAAGTCAAGAAAAGAAGTATCTTTGACAACGGGAACAACATTTAATTGTGGTTCATTCTGGTCGGGGGTACCAATCATGGCCGCAAACATGTCAACTGTTGGTACACATGAAATGGCAAAAGTTCTTTCTGAGTACGGAATCATTACATGTTTGAAAAAGGGCGGAGATTATTATTCTGCGTTTGCTCAGTCTTTTCCGGAAAAAGAAAAATACGTATCCTTAACACTTGGCTTGGATGCAGAAAGCAGGCTTTTTGTTGATAATGAAAACATAAAAGATCCTACGTTTATTTGTTTGGATGTTGCAAATGGTTACATGACTGATTTTCATTTTTTTGTAAGAAAGGTTAGAGAAAAATGGCCGAAATCAATTTTGATTGCAGGAAATATAGTGACCCCAGAGGGGGTAGAGGAATTGTCAAAGGCTGGAGCAGATCTAGTAAAAGTGGGAATAGGATCGGGATCAATGTGCTTGACCCGGCGTGTGGCAGGAATAGGATACCCACAGCTCTCAGCGGTGTTAGAGTGTGTGCAAATGGCAGAAGCATTAGGTATTGGGATCGTTGCTGATGGTGGAATAATATATCCAGGTGATTTTGCCAAGGCTTTTGTTGCTGGTTCTGCATTTGTCATGGCTGGTGGAATATTTGCCGGCCATGACGAATGCGGGGGAGAAATTAGACATGGCGAGCACGGAGAATTAAAAATGCTCCATTATGGAATGAGCAGCAAGACGGCAAATGAAAAATATAATGGAGGTCTTTCGGACTACAGAGCATCAGAAGGCAGAACAGTGGAGGTTCCATATAAAGGATCTGTAAAAAACACCGTAAATGAAATATTGGGAGGAATTCGCTCCGCTTGTTCATATGTTGGCGCTTTTAACTTGCCTCAACTATATTCCAATGGTAGACTAATCAAGGTCAATCGCACTATTAACAACATTTTTGAGAATAACGAAATATGAACATTTTTGTCCTTGACGCAGACGCCGCAACTTCCGCTCGCATGATGTGCGACAAGCATGTAGTCAAAATGATTCTTGAATCGTGCCAGCTTCTTTCCACGGCACATCATGTTTTGGATGGAGATCCTTTGGAAATCAATACGGGAAAGCGCAAATACAAAACTCATGTTTGCACCAAAAAAAATATCTGCAAGGCAACAATGATTAATCATCCTTGCACAATTTGGGCCAGAGAAAATCGATCAAACTATATTTGGCTTTGGAGGCATGCTTATGCCCTTTGCAAGGAATATACCCGTAGGTATAACAAAGTCCATGCAATGGAATCTATGCTGCAAAATGAATTGTTTGATCCTCCTGTAAATATTACAAAAGGCAAGTTGACTGGATTTGCACAAGCAATGCCAGAACAATATAAGGACAATAATGCCGTTGTTGCCTATCGAAAGTATTATCTTAACGAGAAGGTGAGGTTTGCGAAGTGGAACTATTCGGAGGAACCTGATTGGTGGATTGCGAAGACTGCTGACGTTCCTTCCGACGTTGAACTTCCGTTCTGATTGCGTTTGCCAAATTTTCCATTCTAGGGGCCAGTCCAGGATTTTTAGGTTTTGTGTCCTTTGTTCCTTTTGCTTCTCTATATTCAGTAGAATTTAAATATTCGTTTGCTGCTTCATTATATTTTCCTTGATTTAGCAGCGATATTGCTTTTGGAGATTTGCCCAACATTCCTCTAAAATGTTCAGATACAAGTTCTCCTTGCAATTCTGATGTCATTGATTCAAATTCGGGAATCATTTTTACAACACCAGGCAATTTAGATTGAACATCTCTTGCAAACAAAGTTTCAACTTGTGCTGGTGTTAGTGATATTAACCCATCAAGGGCCTTTTTTCCAAAATCGGGATCAACTTTGTGTTCTGCAGGAAATACATCAGAAAAAATTTGTTTAGATTCTGGTGTAATTAGATGTCCGTGTCCAATTGTCTCCAATCCCTTGCTGTCAAGATATTTTGAAAGAATTTTTTTCTCGTTTCCTGCAGATTCATATTTTCTTATAATTTTGCAGATGCCGTTTATATCGCATTTTATTTGTTGACTTTGCGATTGTTCTAGTAAAAATTGCTTAAATGATTTCATTATTAATTCTTGCTTTTTGTTTATTATAAGATAATATCTGCCCAACAAAGGAACTATATGAACGTAAAAGTATTTAGACTAAACTCGGGCGAAGAAATTTTATCAAGATTTGAAGAGACAGATACAGCATACACGCTAAAGGATCCTGCTATTTTGGTTCCCATGCGTCAAGGCCAGATTGGTCTTATGCCTTGGATGGTTTACACAAAGGCAGCAAAGGGCGTGACAATTCCAAAAACTTTTATTGCATTTACGGTAGATCCACTTGAGGAACTAAAAGAGCAATATGACAGCAGCCTCAATAATGGAATTGTAACTCCTACAAACAAGTTGGATCCTCCGAAGGATGGTCCTAAGTTGAAGTTGACGATGTAATGAACATTGAAACGGTAATACAAAATTACTTGCCCATAGCCAAGCCTCTTTCAATGGCCATGGAACGCCAGAAAAAACACATTTCGCTGGTGATATACAAAAAAAAGATTATATCGGTGGGTCAAAATGTTTTTAAGACCCACCCTTATACTCTTAAACTTGGTTATAGAACCGCTGACATGCACTCTGAATTTGATGCATTTAGGAAAATACCAAAAAATTTGCTTGGTGAAAAACTAATACTCATAAATTTTAGATTCAATCGTTTTGGTCAGGCAAGAAATTCAAAGCCATGTCCAGTATGTTCTAAATGGTGTGAAGAAGTTTTTCATAAAATTTACTATACCACCGATGAAGGTCTAAAGGTGCTATAAATATATTCATAATTGGAATAATTTATGCCAAGAAGAATTTGTTGTTGTGATACTACTCCTCCTCCGCCAACAACAATTTATTATGTTGCAGTTCCTTGCACAGAATATGAATCTGCAAATTTCAACGAACTGGGATATCAGGCCATATTTGCTCCGGTAGGAACTTCAAATATAAACAATACAAATTTTTTATATGGTCCGACTACACCATATAAAGTTGTTGATATTGGAACAAATGGATTTTATGCTCAATTAGATGCAACTCGTCAAGTTGCCATAATGATGCGAGGTGCGGGTGGTGGTTCAAATCCAAATTCAGATGGAGGAAATGGCGCATATATCCAATTGGTGTATGGAGAATTTAGTTCAACTCAAACAGATGATGCTTATCTTTTTGATACATCGATTAATCTTTTTCCTGGAGGAACCGGACATGGTGGTGGAGGAGCAATTGATGTGGATTCTCCCGATGCACCAGTGCTTTATAAAGGTTATGGTGGAGTAGGATATCCAATGGCTAGCTGGGGTGGGGGAGCTGCATGGTTTCAAGGAGCATACGGAAATATAACTGATAGATTACCAAATACTGTTGTTGGGGGTGGCGGTGGTGCTGGTGGCATAGCAGGTGCCTCCGGTGGCCACGGTGGAACATATAGAGGATTGAATGGAGAAGGGTCACAAGGGGGATTTGGTGGAGAACAATCAAATGGTGGGAATGGGGGTGGGGGAAATGCATCAAATGGTCTCCAATATGTCGGTGGCACTGGTTATGGACCATGGCCTTCTACTTCGGCTCAGCCAAGCATTGATTATGGTGGTGGAGGTGGTGCTGGTTGGTATGGTGGTGGCGGTGGCGGAGATGGCAGTGGAGGAGGAGGAGGATCTTCTAGAGTCATAGGAACACCCGGCCCATATGCTCTCCAAGAAGTAGATTCGGATTATCTTTTTGAAGGAACTGACCTTGGTCCTGGTTGCAGAGCAAATCCATATTTTACTTTTAATTATGATGCAGGACTTGGAGGATATCAACAGGGAAGATTGATAAATGGTATACAATTTGAAACGGGGGCAAGTGGTGCAAATTCACAGGTTGCAAGTTATTTTAGAAATAGATGGTGTAGATGCACGGAAAACCAACTCGATGTTGACAGCGATACACGCGGAACAATAGATCTTCCATTGCACATATGCCTTACGCAGGATCAATATAATACGATAATATCCGGAATTCCAAGCGTTGCTGCTCCAAATTTAAATGGAGTCAGAATAAGTTTTGAATTAAATGGAAAAAGATATATATTAATCAAAACAAACACAGATGATAATCCTTTGACGGGTCATTACAGATCTACGATTGGTTGTGAAAATGTATATTTGGAAGATGGAACCCCAGAAAACATAAAATGGTATATTTCAGTATCAAAAAACTTCTTTGATCATAAACAAGTTTTTGAATGGTTCAAAGCAAATTCAAATACGTACAATTACAATAACATAACCACTTGTTGTGATGCATTTCTTTGCATGCCAATTTGTCAACAACCAAGATCATCTTGCTTTGGTCAAATTGATCCACTTGGGAATGCAAGTGGATGTCTATGTTCAAACCCAACTCCAGAAAATATAATCACAGTATGTACTTCAAATATTCCATCTCAAGTATATCCTTATCTAAGCACAAATCCCCTAAACGGATTTGTTTACTTATGCGTGCCAAGCTCTGCTTGGACTTATTTTGGAACACCTGACATAATAAATCGTTATCAGTTTGCACCTGGAGCAACATTAATAGAAGTAGGTACTCTTCTTCCTAATATTCCAGCCGCTTCAGCAATAACAGACCTATCATCATATACAAATGAATTCATAATTGAAAATTATTGCGATGATACAATTTACCAGACTTCTTGCAGCCAATCATGCAGCGAACTTCTGTATACACCTGTTCCTACAAAAGATTTTTTTGCGATAGCAAATACACTTACAGTATCATCAAATGCTGATGTTTGTTTGTTGCCAGCAGGAGAGTATTTTTATGATAATGTTGAAACTGGTGAATCTTTATTAGAAAAAGTGTCTGTAGACACAACAATTATATTGGATAAATGTCTTGACAACATAAATCTTGATATAGGTGAAATTGTAACATGTCCCGAAACAATCAGTGATTGCCTTGTTAGAGTTTTAAGCAATCCTCCATGCACTTCTTCTGGGGGTGGTGGAGGAGGAGGCGGTGGTGGAGGAGGAGGCGGTGGTGGTGGAGGAGGAGGCGGTGGTGGAGGCGGTGGTGGAGGCGGTGGTGGAGGCGGACCCGGTGGCATAGGCTCTCCTTGCACAACTGATGCAGATTGCGTAATAGGAACTTGTCTTGATACTGATTTTGATGGAGTGCCTGATACTTGTTTAACTGTTGGCACACCTTTTACTCAACAATTGTTGAATAGATTATTGAATTTGCCTGCGGAATGGATAGGTTATTTTGGAAAATATAAAGCAGCATTTGGAGTGAGAGAATCTGTAAATATTGAAAATGATTCTGAAACTACAAATTCATCATCAACAAGTTCTTTTATAGAAACATATAATTGCTCAGGATGGGATTTTGATGGCCCTTGGCTCAAAGGAACCAGATCAAGATTAAGAACAACAGCATCCCTTCCTTTCGATGCATACGAGGAATGTAATTGCAATCCCCCTGGTTGCGTAGTACCTGAACCACCATGTGCTCCTGGAAGCAGCACTGTAAATCAAGATGCAAAAGATTGTTGCATAGCAGTAAAACAATGCTATTGTCCATTTCCAGATTATGAAGATTCTTATGATATAGACACAACTGTATATTACAAGAATGCATTTTATTTTGCAAAAACTCCTGGAAACTGTGATTCTTTGCAAAATTTACCATTTGAATCGTGCACATTGCCTGAATGTGGATCAGCCAATGGACCGGAATATCAATCAAATGCACTAAGCATAACTTTTCCTGCCTGTATGTTTATAGGTTTGAGTACTTCCGATGCTATTGCAAAAGCACATAGTTTGATAGTAGTTGATGACAACAAATGTGGAGACATAAATGTAGGTGCTCCCGGTGATGTTCAAAGTCCAGCAGAGGATTTGTTTGTGATACCGGATTTATCAGATGTAGATGATGATTGCTATGATGATGATGATGGTGATTATCTATGGCAAAAATATCTTGTATATTGCTATACGGGAGAAAGCACAAATTCGTCCACAGCTGGACTCAGGTCTGCAGAGATATTGCTGTGTGAAAATTTTAAAATTCAAATAGCATCCGCAAATGCAGCAATGATTGCCTCAAAAATAAATACTTGTGCGGCTGGAACAGGAATTGTAGCAAATTCAATCAATCCCTGGTTCTGGTTTGGCAATAGATATACAACCAGAGTATGCCCAAGCACTTCCGGGAATAATTGCTCAAATAAATTGCTGGCTCTTCCTGGAGACAGATTGTGGCTTGATAGATCTCAGACAACCGCAAATAGCGGAGGCAGTGTAACCGTATACCTGAAAGGAAAATCACTGAGATTTCTCTGTGGTTCAAGAATACAGGTAGACTTAATCGAAAGTCTTTTACCTGATTATCCAGACAGCAAAATAGTAAATTCATATCCTAACGTAACAAGACAGGCATCTACAAATTCGGTTTCTCTTGCTGAATGGGCTCAGGGTATAAGATTCAATTTTGATTATGAAGAAAGAGCAAGAAGCCCAGAAGCATCTGAAGAGTGTGGTGCAGATGCCGCGATATGCAGGTCGCTCTCATTTCCCTGCGCATCAAGGGGAACAATTTTTTTCAAAGTTGCATGTGATCCAGTAGTCGGAATAAAATTGCCATATTTTAATGCATTAGGAATGCCGAATATTCCAGGTTCTGGAAACTTTGAAGAAAATCCCGGAGACCTGTCAAATCTAAGCTGTTATTATTATTACCTAAATGATCTTCATAGCTATGACGATGATGGAAATCCTTGCAATCCTGAGAGAGCGGTTTGTGATTGTTGTCAGAGATGCAAGATAGATTCAAGTCTTATAACTATAAATTCTAATTGAGATTTATATAAATGGAAAAAATAGTAAAAAACGAGATAACATTTCCAAAGACAGTTCTTTGCACGGTTTTTGGAAAAGACCTTCCAATAGTAAACTGCCAGTACTGGAGCGCAGACGTGAGCGAGTGCAAGTCAGTCTGCAGGTTGGGAGTGAAGGAAAATCCATCGGTAGCGGATTGTGCTGCTTGCACCAAGAGATATACTTTTGAAGGAATTAAGAAAGTCGTATTCGATGAAGATTCAAATCAAGTCGAGATTGTTGATTTTGGTCCAAAAGAAAATTCCATTCCAGTAATCAAAATCGATGAACCATCTTTGTCCGAAAAAACAAAAAATTACATAAAGGCAGAATCCTCTCAACTGCTGGAAGGAAAAATATCCGAGGAAGCATTTCAAAGAAGAAAAGCAAAATGCCTGTCATGCGAATTTTTAGTAAAGACCGCAAAAAACGCAACAGATTCTATAGGTTGGTGCAAAGGTGGTTGTGGATGCACAGTAGGAAATCCAAGAGCAGCATTATCACAAAAACTTTACATGCCAACGCTTTCGTGTCCAAAAGGAAAATTTGGAAAGGAAGAGGGAAGGGGATTCAATGTAAATGATGCCAAGGATTCTGCAACAGGTTTCATAACATCAGTTGTCAATCTTTTCAAGAAATAAATAATTTTATGCTAAAGTTTTCACAATTTTTACTTATAGAAGATAATGTTGCAAATCCTTCAAAGAAAAGAGAAAAAGATTCTCTTCAAATGTACAGAGACGATCTTGCAAGGCAAATAAAGGATCTTGGCGATTCCATGAAAGTTTCTGTTGGAAATCGAGGAGAAATTGAGAGATTGAAGAATGAAATAAACATGAAGCAAACTGAGCTTTCTCAGGTAAATACATCGATTGCTTCTCAATATTCTCCGTCTGCACCAAAGTCCGACATGGATTATCTTCCTGAACCGGACCAAGCCTTGAGAAAGAGTGCATTGGAAAAATTGTCTGGATCCAACATTCCCGGTGATACAACAAAAACAACCCCGACAATAAGCCTCAGCGCTGCTCTTCCCAATACCCAGACAACGAAGCCATCGGTTTCATTGCCAACAAAGGCACCTTCATTGAAGAATACTACCTTTGGTTCATCTTCTTCTTCTTTGAGTCTTTAATTCAATAATATAAATATTTTAAATGAATTTCTTCAAAGACCATCTAAATCTCTCAAATAACATCTGGGACAATGCACACATCCACAGATCACTGCAGGAAGCAGAGATATATGATCCGGAGCAAAGAAGAAAAATGCGTGGCCAAAAAGCCGGAACAATGCGATTAAATGACTTGATCGCACTTGAAAGAGCAATAGATTATCCAAAGTCACACAACGTCACTCCTGCGCAAGTAAAGTCTTTCAAAAGGGTTGTGGGAGACATAAAGCGCCAAGGTCCAAGAAGCCCGGGAAGCCCGACAATTCGTGGATTGGATGCTGACATTCGCCGTTCACAATCAAAATACGCAAAGGTTTTTGGAACTGAATTT